GTACTCAAGGAACTCAAGGTATTCAAGGTATTCAGGGTATCCAAGGTACTCAAGGTACTCAAGGTATTCAGGGTATCCAAGGTACTCAGGGAACCCAGGGCACTCAGGGAACTCAGGGAATCCAGGGAATCCAGGGCATCCAAGGAACTCAAGGTACTCAGGGAACCCAGGGCATCCAAGGAACTCAAGGTACTCAAGGTACTCAAGGTACTCAGGGAACCCAGGGCATCCAAGGAACTCAAGGTACTCAAGGTATTCAGGGTATCCAAGGTACTCAGGGAACCCAGGGCACTCAGGGAACTCAGGGAATCCAGGGCATCCAAGGAACTCAAGGTACTCAGGGAACCCAGGGCATCCAAGGAACTCAAGGTACTCAAGGTATTCAGGGTATCCAAGGTACTCAGGGAATCCAGGGCATCCAAGGAACTCAAGGTACTCAGGGAACCCAGGGCACTCAGGGAACTCAAGGTACTCAAGGTATTCAGGGTATCCAAGGTACTCAGGGAACCCAGGGCACTCAGGGAACTCAGGGAATCCAGGGAACTCAAGGTATTCAGGGTATCCAAGGTACGCAAGGAACTCAAGGTATTCAGGGTATCCAAGGTACTCAGGGAACTCAAGGTACTCAAGGTATTCAGGGTATCCAAGGTACTCAGGGAACTCAAGGAATCCAGGGCATCCAAGGAACACAGGGTACTCAAGGCACTCAGGGAACTCAAGGAATCCAGGGCATCCAAGGAACACAGGGGACACAAGGCACTCAGGGAACTCAAGGAATCCAGGGCATCCAAGGAACACAGGGGACACAAGGCACTCAAGGTATTCAGGGTATCCAAGGTACTCAGGGTACTCAGGGTACTCAAGGAATACAAGGAACGCAGGGCACTCAAGGTACTCAAGGTACTCAAGGAATCCAGGGAATCCAAGGAACTCAAGGAACTCAGGGTATTCAAGGTATCCAAGGTACTCAAGGTACTCAGGGAATCCAGGGCATCCAAGGAACTCAGGGAACTCAAGGAACTCAAGGTACTCAGGGAATCCAGGGCATCCAAGGAACTCAAGGTACTCAAGGAATCCAGGGCATCCAAGGTACTCAAGGAACTCAAGGAACTCAAGGTACTCAAGGAACTCAAGGAACACAGGGTATCCAAGGAACAGTAGGACCGATTGCTGGATCTAATACTCAGGTTATCTTTAATGATAATGGAGTTTCTGGAGCTTCTACTAACTTCACATTTGATAAAACAACTTCAACGGTTCAAATTGGTGGTTCTGCTGGAACTGGTATTGGAATTAATACTAATACAATTACTGGTCCTTCGCAGATTACAATTGATCCTGCCGCAATTGGGAATGATACTGGTGTAGTAAGAATTAGGGGTGATCTTTATGTAGATGGAACTACCACAACAATTAATTCAACCACCGTTGAAATCGCTGATGCTCAAATCGGTATCGCAACCACCGTAGGTACTAATATACTTCTTGATGGAGCTGGAATTGGAATTGGTTCTACAAGTATTCGTAAGACAATTACATGGAACAATACCGCAAGCGCATTGACTTCAAGCGAAGATTGGAATGTCGCCTCAGGTAAACAATATGAGATTGCGGGAACTTCAGTATTAACTTCCACAACTCTTGGAACAGGAGTTACAAACTCAAACATCAGAAACGCAAACCCTGGATTTATTAGTGATAGACCTGAAGTATCACCAGTAGCAAATGATTATCTTCTTTATGTCACTAATGATGGAACTACTTTAAGAAAAGCAACAATTCAAAATGCTGCTCTTCAAGGTATTCAAGGTATTCAAGGTATTCAAGGAACCCAAGGTACTCAAGGAATTCAGGGTATTCAAGGTACTCAGGGAACCCAGGGCACTCAAGGAACACAGGGGACACAAGGCACTCAGGGAATTCAAGGAACTCAAGGAACTCAAGGTACTCAAGGTATCCAAGGTATCCAAGGTATCCAAGGTATCCAAGGTACTCAAGGTACTCAAGGTACTCAAGGAATCCAAGGAACACAAGGACTTCAAGGTACTCAAGGTACTCAGGGCACTCAAGGAACTCAAGGTACTCAAGGTATCCAAGGTATCCAAGGTATCCAAGGTACTCAAGGTACTCAAGGTACTCAAGGTACTCAGGGCACTCAAGGAACCCAAGGAACCCAAGGAACTCAAGGAATACAGGGAACACAAGGAACACAAGGAATTCAGGGTATCCAAGGTACTCAGGGTACTCAGGGAACACAAGGAACCCAGGGTATCCAAGGAATACAAGGAACGCAGGGCACTCAAGGTACTCAGGGAACTCAGGGAATCCAGGGCATCCAAGGAACTCAGGGAACTCAAGGTACTCAGGGAACTCAAGGTACTCAGGGAATCCAGGGTATCCAAGGAACTCAAGGAACTCAAGGTACTCAGGGCACTCAAGGTATCCAAGGTACTCAAGGTACTCAGGGCACTCAAGGTATCCAAGGAACTCAAGGTACTCAGGGAATCCAGGGAATCCAGGGCATCCAAGGAACTCAAGGAACTCAAGGAACACAGGGTATCCAAGGTATCCAAGGAACGCAAGGCACTCAAGGGACTCAAGGTATTCAGGGTATCCAAGGTACTCAAGGTACTCAAGGTATTCAGGGCATCCAAGGAACTCAGGGAACTCAAGGAATCCAGGGTATCCAAGGTACTCAGGGAACCCAGGGCACTCAAGGAACACAGGGGACACAAGGCACTCAGGGAATTCAAGGAACTCAAGGTACTCAAGGTATTCAGGGCATCCAAGGAACTCAGGGAACTCAAGGAATCCAGGGTATCCAAGGTACTCAGGGAACCCAGGGCACTCAAGGAATCCAAGGAACTCAAGGAACTCAAGGAACTCAGGGTATTCAAGGAACACAGGGGACACAAGGCACTCAAGGAATTCAGGGTATCCAAGGAACTCAGGGTACTCAAGGTACTCAAGGAATTCAGGGTATCCAAGGAACTCAGGGAACTCAAGGTACTCAAGGAATCCAGGGTATTCAAGGTACTCAAGGAACTCAGGGAACTCAAGGTACTCAAGGCACTCAGGGAACTCAAGGCACTCAGGGAACTCAAGGTACTCAAGGAATCCAGGGTATTCAAGGTACTCAAGGAACTCAGGGAACTCAAGGTACTCAAGGTACTCAAGGAATCCAGGGTACTCAAGGAATCCAGGGTACTCAGGGAACTCAAGGTACTCAAGGTATTCAGGGTACTCAAGGAATCCAGGGTACTCAGGGAACTCAAGGTACTCAAGGTATTCAGGGTATCCAAGGTACTCAGGGTACTCAAGGTATTCAAGGTCGTCAAGGAATTCAAGGTATTACTGGTCCTGTAGCAGGTTCTGCAAATCAAGTTGTTTATAAAGATGCTTCGAATAATCCTACTGGTTCTAATAATCTGACCTTTGATGGTTCCAATCTTTATGTTGGTGGCAACATTACTGTTGGTGGTACTACTGCATTCCTGGCCGTTAATGAAATTAAAGTAAAGGATAAAGATATTGTACTTGGTATTACTACTGATGCTTTTGGTAATGATATTTCTACCGATATAACTGCAAATCACGGTGGTATTGCTATTGCCTCTACAGTAGGAACACCTTTAATTAATATTGATGTTGTTGGTATTGATAGTATTCCATCCACATATAAGCAAATTATGTGGATTAAAGGTGGTACTTTAGGTGCTGGTACTACTGATGCTTGGATATTTAATTATGGTGTTGGTATTGGTTCTACTCAAGTACCTAATGGAGTTAGACTTGCTGCTGGTGGAATTCAAGTTGAAGATAATATTACCCGAATTAATGCTATTGATGTAGATAAAATTTCACCAAATGGTACTGATTTTGGTGCAGCAACTTATGTTCCAATTGCGAATGGAGATGGAACTTGGGGATGGGGTGCAGTAAGTTCAGCAGGTGCCGCAACAACAAGTTCTATTACAATTAAAGATGAAGGTAATTTAAAGGGTAACGCAACAATATTAGATTTTGTTGGCGCTGGAATAACTGCAACTGTTTCTGGTGGAACCGCGACTATTACTTTAGATATAAATTCTGTTCAGGGGGTACAGGGTATACAAGGATCTCAGGGTATCCAGGGTCGCCAGGGGATTCAGGGTATCCAAGGTACTCAAGGAACTCAAGGTATCCAAGGTACTCAAGGTATCCAAGGTACTCAAGGAACTCAAGGTATTCAGGGTACTCAAGGTACTCAAGGTACTCAAGGTATCCAAGGTACTCAAGGTACTCAGGGAACTCAAGGTATTCAGGGTATCCAAGGTACTCAGGGAACCCAAGGAACCCAAGGAACTCAAGGAACTCAAGGAACCCAGGGAATACAAGGAATTCAAGGCACTCAAGGCACTCAAGGTGCTCAGGGTATCCAGGGTACTCAAGGAACCCAGGGAACCCAGGGAATACAAGGAATTCAAGGAATCCAGGGAATTCAAGGCATTCAAGGTGCTCAGGGAACACAAGGAACTCAAGGTATTCAGGGTATCCAAGGTACGCAAGGAACTCAGGGCACTCAGGGAACTCAAGGTATTCAGGGTATCCAAGGTACGCAAGGAACTCAGGGCACTCAGGGAACTCAAGGTATTCAGGGTATCCAAGGTACGCAAGGAACTCAGGGCACTCAGGGAACTCAAGGTATTCAGGGTATCCAAGGTACTCAGGGAACCCAGGGCACACAAGGTTTACAGGGTCTTCAGGGTAATAATAATGGTGGATTTACTGTTGTTAATGATGAATCGACAAATGCAGCACGATTTATTGTATTTGAAGATGTAACTTCTGGCATTTCTACGAATGTTGGTGTTTCTTCCACAAAGTTAGTATTCAATCCTTCAACTGGTAATCTTGGTGTTGGTAATACAAATCCAGGAGCAAAATTAGATGTTGCTGGTGATATAAGACTTTCTGCTGCTGACCCAGAAATTGAGTTAAATTCTGGTGGTCCAAGATTAAAAGTTCCAGTAGCAAATACTTTAACCATTCATACTGGGGGTGGATTAAATACAACTTCAAACGAAGCAGTAAGAATTAATACTATTGGTGTTGGTATAGGAACCACAAATCCAGTAGCAACTCTACAAGTCAAAGATGCTCTGGCATTTGAGACTACAAACACCACAACCACAAACACCAACCAAGTTGCAGTAGATACTTTCGCAACGGCAACATTCCGTTCTGCAAAATATCACGTTCAATTAACTTGCCCAGGGCAGATTTCAGTATTAGGTGGTATTACAACTGGAGGAAGAGGGTACACTGCAGGAACATTTAATATAAACTTCACAACCTCTTCTGGTAATGGTTCTGCGGCACAAGGAACTCTTACAATTTCAAACGGAACTGTAGGACAATTGAGTGTAATTTCTGGGGGAACTGGATATGCTGCTGGCGATGTTCTCACAGCGTCGGGTGGTTCAGGACTTCAAGTTTCTGTTGGGTCTACTGCTTCCCCATCTGGTGCAATTCTCACACTTGGATCTATCACAAGTGTTGGTATTGGTTATACCGCTGGTGTTGGAGTCGGAACTACAACTCTTACATTCTTGGGCGGAACTGGAACTTCTGCTACGGGTCTTGCAACTATCTTTGATGGAGTCATTACAAGTTCCCTATTACTTCAGCAACCAACTACAGGAACTGGTGGAACTGTTTATTATTCTGGTTCTAACTACTCGACTGCATCAGTCCTTTCAGTTGATAGAACTACACTCACAAATACGATTACAACAATCACTGGTTCTGTAGGTGTTTCTACATTCACATCACTCACAGCACACGGATTGTTTGTGAATGACATTATCCGTTCTTCTAGCACCTCTAATGGACTAACCGCTGGTACTGATTATTATGTTGTAAGCATTCCAACAACAACAACATTTACTCTTGGAACTTCACTTGGAGTTGGCATAACATTTACTGCTGGTACTTCACTTGCAATTGGTTTCTATCGCAACAGTTCAAATGCTGGAGGACAGGTTGCTTATACAAATGCAATCACGGGAGTTTCAACAAATTATCAAGTCAGTGATATTTTAGTTCTTCAGGATGGAACTACTGCCGACTTTGTTGAATATGCTGGAATTGCAAATAATGATATTCTCGGAACCTTTAGTGCTGATATTTCTGGTGCAAATGCAAGATTACTACTTACTCCAACCTATCCAAACAATAATGTGAAAGTTGTGAGGCAGGTAATTACGTTATGAGTATTATAAGAGATGGAATACAAAGTGCTGATTTAGATGTACCTGTAGTATCTCCAACGCTTAATATAGACTTTGCAAACTCTCAAAGTTTAGACCCACGCATTACATTCACTCGGGGTTCGATTGGAACTTTTGTGAATAAGAATGGATTGATTGAGACAGCACCAGCAAATCAACCAAGATTTGATTATGACCCGATTAGTGGTGAGTGTAGAGGACTTTTGATTGAGGAGAGTAGAAGTAATTATTTTCACGGAACTCAACTTGGAAATGGTGGAAGTGTAAGTGATGGAACTGCTACGGGTGCTGATGGAGTGACTGCTAAAAAGTTTGTTCCTACTTTGGGAAATGCAGTTTTTCCTTCCATTTATAATTTTACAACTTATTCATTCACTGCTGCAAGTGGTGGAACAGTTGATGTTTCTTTTAGTGGTTATTTTACTGCAGTTGGAAATGGTTTGTATGTTCCAGATATTGTAATTCAATTTGATACCGATGGAACATCAAATTACATTTTTGCAGAACTTTTACCTGATTTAACAAATGGAAATATTGTTTCCAAATCTTTAAGTGGTGCATCTGGATTTTCTGAGTTGATTGCTCCACAAATTACATTAATGCCTTTTGGAATGTATAAAGTAGTTTGGAGTATAAGATATACTCAAGGAGCAACAATAAGAAATCGTGCTTCATTTTATATTCAGTGTCGTAGAAAAAATAGTCCGACAGGTGCAACAGGAACTTATTATGCTGATGGTATAAATGGATTTCAGTTTTCTTGTCTTCAGTATGAGATTGGAGCATTTCCAACATCTTATATACCAACAACGACATCATCAGTCACAAGAAGTGCTGATGTTGCTTCTATAACTGGAACTAATTTTACGAGTTGGTTTGGTTCTCCAACAGATTTAAGTGTTTTCTTTTCTGGTGTTGCACCTTATGCTTCTAATAATGGTGCATACTATTGGCAACTTACAAATACGGCAATCACCGAAAGAATACTGTTTAGATATGCTGGACTTCCCCAAGTTATACCTTACTATAATAGTACAAGTATTGGTGGTGTTTTTGGAAATGCAAGTCAAGTTAGAGATATAAAAAGTGTTGCTATGATTGATAATAAAAGTGTAGCAATAGCAATTAATGATGGAAATATTAAATATCAATTTGCAAGATTAAATATTCCAAGAATACCAACTACATCTACATTTTCTACATTAAATATAGGTTCTTCTCATAATGGATTTAATTATTTAAACGGAACTATAAGAAAACTTTCTTATTATCCAAAACGAATATTGGATAATCAAGCAGTATATCTAACACAATAAGAAGATGTCTAAAATACTCATAGGTCGTGGTGATACTGATTTAGATTATCCAATCTGTCGTCCAAGTTTAGATTTGGATTTCACACAAGAAGAGTTAGACCCTCGCATTACATTCACCAGAGGAAGTATTGGAACTCGGGTCAATCGTAATCGTTTGATTGAAACTGTTGATACAAATCAGCCAAGATTTGATTATGACCCTGTGACTGGTGAGTGTAAGGGATTATTGATTGAGGAGAGTAGATATAATGATTGGTTATATTCGGGACAAAATGTAACTACCAGTTGGAGTACTGGAGGTACAGGTACTTTAAGTATAGATACAACACAAATTGCTCCAGACGGAAGTACAAACACAATTAAATTTACTGAAAGTACTACAACTGCGAGTGGAAGAAGATTTAGTCAAAATATAACTGTAGCATCTGGAACTTCTTATACTGTTTCGGTATTTGCAAAGCAACCAACTGGTTCTGCTCCAAGATATTTTAGTATATTATTTTGGAATACTGCATTTACTACTTTTCAAATTATAACTTTTGACCCACTAAATGGAAGAGTTTTATCTAATAGTTCTGGAAATACTACATTCGTAGAAAAATATCCAAATGGTTGGTGGAGATTTGGTGCAACAGCAACAGCAACAGCATCTGTAAATATTGGATTTGATTTTAGATTTACAAATAGTGTTAGTTCTGGTGGAAATAATGGTGGTCCTTATGGAAACTATACTGGTGATGGAAATTCTTATTTGTATTTCTTTGGACCACAAGTTGAAAATGGTGCTTTTATGACTTCTTTTATACCTACTTCTGCTTCAAGGGTTACTCGTTCTGCTGACCTTGCTTCTATGACTGGAACTAACTTCTCAAGTTGGTATAATTCAAGTGAGGGAACCTTATACGCAGACCTCAATAACATCACTACTCGTTCTTCACTTACTTATGATGCATTTGTTTCACTTACAGGAACAGATGTAAATAGAAATGTAATGAGAATTTATACACAAACTGCATCTGGAGGAGCAGCGCAAAACCAATTTTTTGGTGCAGTTTCATACTCTCCTGATGGTTCTTATACATTTAATAGTTTTGATACTACTGTATCTGGAAGTCCTCAAAGAATTGGAAAAGCAATTCTTGCATATAAAAAAGATGATTTTGCATTTACTGTGAATGGATTAAAACCTGCAACTGATAGAAGTGGTGATATTCCTACTTGCAATCAGTTGTTGATTTATGGTGCCTCAAGATTTCAATCGGCACCATCAGGATACATAAAAAGACTTACTTATTATCCAAGAAGACTTAAAGATAATCAACTTCAATATCTAACACAATAAGATGTCTATACTTTCTCTTCAAAAACAATCACAAAACACAGATTTTCCAAATCTTCGTCCTTCTTTGGATTTGAGATTTGCTCTTGCGAAAAAGTTAGACCCACGTATTACATTCACTCGTGGAAGTACAGGAACTTATTTTGGTCCTGATGGCCTTATGAAAACTGCTATTGCGAATGAACCAAGATTCGACCACGACCCAATCACAGGACAAAGTTTGGGATTGTTGATTGAGGAGAGTAGGCAGAACTTATTGACTTATAGTCAAGATTTTAGTAATGCTATTTACGGTCTTGGTAGTGGTGCAATATCTATAAATCTTATTACTGCACCTGATGGAAATACAACGGCAGATGCATTTATAGAAAATACAACATCAAATGCCTACCATTATTTTAATCAATTTATAACAAAAGCAGCATCATCAATTACATATACTTTTTCTATTTTTGTAAAATCAAAAGGAAATAGAAGAGTTGGATTAAGAATTGAGTCCGGTGGTTCTGGTGTTGTAGGAGAATTTAATGTAGTTTCTGGAACAGTTCATTCAAATCCCGGAACTTATGGAAGTGGTTTTTCCAGTGCGTCTTCATCAATAGTTAAGTATCCAAATGATTGGTATAGGGTAATACTAACTGTTACTTCAAATACCTCTACTTCTCTATTCATTCAACTTTATTTGGTTAACAGTATTACAAATTCCTCAGTATATACAGGTGACGGAACATCAGGAATCTATATCTGGGGAGCACAATTAGAAGCAGGAGCATTTCCAACATCTTATATACCAACAACTGCATCTACAGTCACAAGAAGTGCTGATAATGCTTCTATGGAGGGAATTAATTTCTCAAGTTGGTTTAATTCAAACGAAGGAAGTTTTATTTCAAGTCATATTCAAATAGATGTAGCAGATACAACTAAAAATCACGGTTTATTTTCTGTATCTCAATCTGGAACATCTAATTACATTCGTTTGTTTTCTGGTGGTGGAAGAACACCAGTTTTAAGTATAGTTAAGGACGGAACAACAAGTGTATATACACTTGGTTCAATCTTTTATTCTGCAAATAGATTAATGAAAACTGGATGTTCTTATTCATCAACTATAGCATCAAGAACTATTAATGGAAATACACCTATAACTGATAGTTCTGTTCTATTACCGACAAGTCCAAACAATATCATAATAGGTAGTGCTCCTGGAACTGGCGTTACTTATTTAAACGGAACCATAAGTCGTCTCACCTATTATCCAATCCAACTCACCAATCAACAACTCATAAATCTCACCTCATAAATACTAATAAAACATATTATGATTGATTACTACTTAAAGTTTTCATCAAAAGAAGAAGCATTATCGGCACTTAAAGTTGCTGGATATACGATGCCGCAAGAACAAATTTATCAAATTGATGAGAACTTAACAGCATATCAAGATGAAGATTATATCATTTCAGCAACTCATCAGTATTGTATAGATGAAGTTGGAACTATTTACAAAGGTGGTAAGTGGGAACCAAATGAAGCAGGTGAGATGATTACAATTGAAGATCCTATAAAACTTGATGGTTGGCATATTAATGTAAGAATTTTAAGTGGTGATATTGCTGAAAACCTAAGACAATTTGTAATTGATAATCCCAAGACACCTTATAGAATATTCGGGTAATAAATGGCAAACCTATACGGAACTGGACCAAATCAAGTACCACTCAATAGTATGCTTGGGAACCTTGCGTTCCAGGATAAGGCATATGTAAGTGTTGATAAGGTTGGTATAGGAACCACATTTGTAGATAGTGGAACATCAGGACAGATATTACAGGTTTATGGTGGTGGTGCTTTTATTAGTGGTTCTGTTGGTATTGGAACCACAAACCCATCACAACTTTTGGATGTAAATGGAAATATAAGACTTCGTGCTGGACTTTATGACATTAATAATCAAGTTGGTACGGCAACATCAGTTCTTACATCAACTGGTGCTGGAGTTTCTTGGGTTCCAATTGCAACAGCAGCTCTTCAGGGTCTTCAAGGTATTCAAGGTATTCAAGGTCGTCAGGGAATTCAGGGTACGCAGGGAACTCAAGGAATTCAGGGTATCCAAGGTACTCAAGGTACTCAAGGAATCCAAGGAACACAGGGAACTCAAGGTACTCAAGGTATTCAGGGCATCCAAGGAACTCAGGGAACTCAGGGTACTCAAGGTACGCAGGGAACTCAAGGAATTCAGGGTATCCAAGGTACGCAAGGAACTCAGGGTATTCAAGGAACTCAAGGAACTCAGGGTACTCAAGGAATCCAGGGTATTCAGGGAATCCAGGGAACACAAGGAACACAAGGAACACAAGGAATCCAAGGAACTCAGGGTATTCAAGGTATCCAAGGAACTCGGGGAACTCAGGGAACTCAGGGAACTCAGGGAACTCAGGGTATCCAAGGTACGCAAGGAACCCAAGGTACGCAAGGAATTCAGGGCATTCAAGGTACTCAGGGAACTCAAGGAACTCAGGGTACTCAAGGAATCCAGGGAACTCAAGGTACTCAGGGAACACAAGGAACACAAGGAATCCAAGGAACTCAAGGTACTCAAGGTATTCAGGGCATCCAAGGAACTCAAGGAACCCAAGGAACACAAGGTACTCAAGGAACACAGGGTATTCAGGGCATCCAAGGAACACAAGGTACTCAAGGCACTCAGGGTACTCAAGGTACTCAAGGAATTCAGGGTATCCAAGGTACTCAAGGTACTCAAGGAATCCAGGGTATCCAAGGTACTCAGGGAACCCAAGGTACGCAAGGAATTCAGGGCATTCAAGGTCGCCAGGGAATCCAAGGAACCCAAGGAACTCAGGGTATTCAAGGAACTCAAGGAACTCAAGGAACTCAAGGAATCCAGGGTATTCAGGGAATTACTGGTCCCGTAGCAGGTTCTGCAAATCAAGTTGTTTATAAGGATGGGTCTAATAATCCAACGGGATCTGCTAATTTAACTTTTGATGGAACTACTTTACAGCACGGTGGTCCTGCTGGAACTGGTATTGGAATTAACAGTAATACGATTACTGGTCCTTCTCAAATTACAATTGATCCTGCCGCAATTGGGAATGATACTGGTGCAGTAAGAATTAAGGGTGATCTTTATGTAGATGGAACTCAGTTTGTTGTTAATTCCACTACTATTGAACTTGCCGATGCTCAGGTTGGTATCGCAACCACCGTAGGTACTAATATACTTCTTGATGGAGCTGGAATTGGAATTGGATCTATTGGTATTCGTAAGACAATTACATGGAACAATACCGCAAGCGCATTAACTTCCAGTGAGGATTGGAATGTCGCCTCCGGTAAACAATATGAGATTGCAGGAACTTCAGTATTAAGCGAAACAACTCTTGGAACAGGAGTCACAATCTCCAATATTCGTTCTGCAAATCCAGGGTTAATTTTTGATAGATCGGAAGTATCTCCTACATCAAACGATTATCTTCTTTATGTCACTAATGATGGAACTACTTTAAGAAAAGCAACAATTCAAAATGCTGCTCTTCAAGGAGTTCAGGGCATTCAAGGTCGCCAGGGTATTCAAGGAACCCAAGGATCTCAAGGAATTCAGGGTATCCAAGGTACTCAAGGCACTCAAGGAACTCAGGGAATCCAAGGTCGTCAAGGAATCCAAGGAACTCAGGGTACTCAGGGAATCCAAGGAACACAAGGAACACAAGGTACTCAAGGAATCCAAGGAACTCAGGGTACTCAGGGAACTCAGGGAATACAAGGAACACAGGGAACTCAAGGTACTCAAGGTATTCAGGGCATCCAAGGAACACAAGGAACACAAGGAACACAAGGTACTCAAGGAACACAGGGTATTCAGGGCATCCAAGGAACACAAGGTACTCAAGGCACTCAGGGTACTCAAGGTACTCAAGGAACACAAGGTACGCAAGGAATTCAGGGCATTCAAGGTACTCAGGGAACTCAAGGAACTCAAGGAATCCAAGGAACACAAGGTACTCAAGGTACTCAAGGTATTCAGGGTATCCAGGGTATTCAAGGTCGTCAGGGAATTCAAGGTACTCAAGGCACTCAAGGTACGCAGGGAACTCAAGGTATTCAAGGTATTCAAGGTATTCAAGGTACTCAAGGTACTCAAGGAATCCAAGGAACTCAAGGTACTCAAGGAATTCAGGGTATCCAGGGTATTCAAGGTCGTCAGGGAATTCAAGGTACTCAAGGCACTCAAGGTACGCAGGGAACTCAAGGTATTCAAGGTACTCAAGGCACTCAAGGAATCCAGGGTATTCAAGGTATTCAAGGAATCCAAGGTATTCAAGGTGCTAATAATGGTGGATTTACTGTTACAAACACCACGACAAATACAACCGCATACATTGGATTTGTAACCGTAACTTCTGGAGTTTCTACAATTCTTGGAGTGGGGAATACACTACTTCAATTTAATCCTTCTACTGGTGCTCTTGGAATTGGAACTGTTATCGATATTGTTCCTTATGATACTTTAAATTCTGGAACTCTAAGTTGGGAAGGTTCTGCCGGACAACTCTTCAGTATTACAAATAATTTAACTACTGGTTCTATCTTCTCAGTTAATGATGTTTCTGGTATTCCAAGTATTGATGTAAATGCTGATGGAACAATTCAACTTGCACCTTATAGTGGAAATACTGGAGTTGGAACCACAAACCCAACACAAAAATTAGATGTATCTGGAAACCTAAGACTTCGTGGAGCTCTTTATGATTTTAATAATCAGGTAGGTGCTGCTGGTTCAGTTCTCGTCTCAACTGGTGCTGGAGTGAGTTGGTCTTCTGCTGGGGCAGGATCACAAGGAATCCAGGGTATTCAAGGAATTCAGGGTATCCAAGGAACTCAGGGTACTCAAGGAATTCAGGGCATTCAAGGTCGCCAGGGAATCCAAGGAACACAGGGTACTCAAGGCACTCAGGGAACTCAAGGAATCCAGGGTATTCAGGGAACACAAGGTACTCAAGGTACTCAAGGAATCCAGGGTACTCAGGGAACTCAAGGAATCCAAGGAACTCAGGGTACTCAGGGAACTCAAGGAATCCAAGGAATCCAGGGTATTCAAGGTCGTCAAGGAATCCAAGGAACTCAGGGAACTCAAGGAATCCAGGGTATTCAGGGAACACAAGGTACTCAAGGTACTCAAGGAATCCAGGGTACTCAGGGAACTCAAGGAATCCAAGGAACTCAGGGTACTCAGGGAACTCAAGGAATCCAAGGAATCCAGGGTATTCAAGGTCGTCAAGGAATCCAAGGAACTCAGGGAACTCAAGGAATCCAGGGCATCCAAGGAACTCAGGGAACTCAAGGAATCCAGGGCATCCAAGGAACTCAGGGAACTCAGGGAATACAAGGTACTCAGGGAACTCAAGGTACTCAAGGTATTCAGGGCATCCAAGGAACACAAGGAACACAAGGAACACAAGGTACTCAAGGAATCCAGGGCATCCAAGGTATTCAGGGATCTAGTAATACATCATCTTGGAGTAAAAAGACAACAACTTATACTGCTGTAACTGGCGATCAACTGATTGCTGATACTTCTGGTGGTGCATTTACAATCACTCTTCCAGCATCACCAACAACAGGAAACTCTGTAAGAATTGCTGATGGTGCTGATTGGGAAACAAATAATCTCACAATTGGTCGTAACAGTTCCACGATTGAAGGTGGAACAGAAGACTTTGTACTTGACATCAAAGGTATTACAGTTGATTTCATTTATGATGGAACAACTTGGGAAGTTTATGCAAATGTTGGACCAAAAGGACAAACAGGAGCAGCCGCAGTATATAATACTGGAATTACAACATCCATTTATGTTTCAGTAACCTCAGGTATTGCGACTGGTATTGGCGGTGCTGGTATTTCAACAGCAGATTCTCAAAGAAATAGAAATAATGACATCTTTATTGGACCAGGAATTGCTTATTCATTCCCATCAACTGCTGGTAAAAAATATATCGTTGAGTCAATTCACTTCACAAACGTCTTTAGTAATGAACTTTATCTGTCCGCAAGACAAGACTTCTTTCAATCCTCAAATAACTGGTTGAACGTTCCAATGGCACAAAGAGTGATTGTTCCTTATCAAGGCGCAACAGAGTTATTATTCAATCAACCAATTATTGCCAATCCATCAGACATTCTTCGTTTCCAAGCACTTGCAGGAGTAGGAACAACTGCTGCTGGTGTTGATGGTGGATTAGATGCGTTTATTGTTTATTCGGAGAAATTTGATACAAACTATGTTGGTGTCGGTTCAACAGTTACGTCTTCAAGTGGAACTGAGATTTATACTTCAACAACTTATCCAACTACAGTTCAATCAGTTCGTATTATCAATTACAATTTGAATATTGATATTGATGCTTCAGTATCCATTTATCGTGGAGGAACTGTAGGAGGTATTGTAACCACGGGTGTTCGTCAAGGATACTTAGCATATAATATGACTATACCTAAAAATAGTGTGGTTGAAATACTTGATAAGGCAAAATACCTTGCGACAAACGATAGTATTGTTGCAGTTGCTTCTACAATTAATTCAATTGCCGTTTGTGTTTCTGGTAAAAAGATAGTATAATAACCTAAAAGACTGAAGATATTATGTCTGTATTGATTGCAATGCCTTGTTATGGTGGAATGGTAAGTGATAAAACTGCTAAAGGTCTATTCAATCTTGGAAAAGAATTGAGAACTGCAGGAGTAGATCACGGACTTTTGACGATGGCAAATGAAAGTCTTGTAACGAAAGCAAGGTCCAGAATTGCAAACTTTTTTATGAATAACACAGAGTATGAGTATATTCTGTTTATTGATGCTGATGTTGGATTTACACCTGAAGATGTCTTCAGGTTATTTGAGAGTCGCAAAGATATTGTATGTGGTGCATATCCAATGAAAGGAATTCCACTTCGCTATAATTATAATATCTCACAACCAGAAGTCAAAGAAGGAGACTTAGTAAAAATTGAAAATATTGGATTTGGTTTTGCTTTGATTCATCGCAAAGTGTTTGAGAGTATTTCTCATAAATATGGTGAAGAGTTGAAATATTATCCCGCAACGAATAATAGTTCTTATCCACCAACGGAAAAAGAGTTTCATAATTCCTATCACTACTTTCTGGAACTGAAAAAAGATATGAGTTACTTACCAGAAGATTTTTCTTTTTTTGAAAGGGCAAAGAGTGTAGGTTATGAAACTTGGTTGAATACTTCTATAAAATTAGCACACGTCGGTTCTCACGTTTATCAAGAAGAGTAAGAAATGACACAAGGAGTTTTTGGTCTCAAAAAGGTTTATAAGAAACAGTATGAGAATGTAACGAACAAAAACTTCGCAAGTTGGCCCGAGAGTGCGACTTATGGATACTTTGGTGGTGGTATTATTGCATCTCCACCACCATCATCTAATTTTTGGATAAGCACCATCAGTCGTCTTGATTTTTCTAATGAAACCGTTAGTAATCCAGGAAAGAACTTACCTTCAATAAGATCTGGTTTAGCAGCAGTCTTAAGTAGTTTTTATGGTTACTTTGGTGGTGGTTCTACTCCTACTCTCATAAGCACCATCAGTCGTCTTGATTTCTCTAATGAAATCGTCAGTGATCCAGGAAATAATTTACCTTCAGGAAGAAGTAATTTAGCAGCGATCTCAAGTAGTTCTTATGGTTACTTTGGTGGTGGTGGTATAAACACAATAACCCGTCTTGATTTTTCAAATGAAACCGTCAGTGATCCTGGTAAGAACTTACCAAGTACAAGAAGTGGATTAGCAGCAGTCTTAAGTAGTTCTTATGGTTATTTTGGTGGAGGTACTAATCCTACTCCTGCTCTTATAAACACCATCAGTCGTCTTGATTTCTCAAATGAAACCGTTAGTGATCTAGGAAACAATTTACCTTCATCAATAAGTGAGTTAGCAGGAACCTCAAGTAGTTCTTATGGTTACTTTGGTGGAGGTAGTAATCCTGGATCCACGAACAATATCAGTCGTCTTGATTTCTCTAATGAAACCAATAGTCTTCCAGGAAACAATTTACCTTCAGCAAGACCTAGATTAACAGCAACCTCAAGTAGTTCTTATGGTTACTTTGGTGGCGGTGGTATTCCTCCTACTAGTGGTCTAGTAAGCACCATCAGTCGTCTTGATTTCTCTAACGAAACCAATAGTCTTCCAGGAAACAATTTACCTTCAGCAAGATATAGTTTAGCAGCAGTCTCAAATACCGCAAAGTTTCCCAGAGTGGGCAATAAGACTTATGGGTATTTTGGTGGTGGAAGATTAGGTATTGTTGGTGGAACATATGTTTCTACTATCAATAAACTTGATTTTTCTACAGAGTCTTCAACTGATATTCCCGAAAGATTACCCACAGATTTAAGTTTTGTTGCAGTTGTAAGTGATTCAAATAATGCATATTTTGGTGGTGGATTTACTGGTGCTGTGATTATTTCTAATATAACACGGTTTAGTTTTTCTAATGATACTGACTCGTCTATTTCAAATTTACCTGCAGCAAGAAGTGCTTTAGCAGCAGTCTCAAGTAGTTCTTATGGTTATTTTTGTGGGGGTGCTTCTCCTTCCCCTCCTATTGTAAATACCATTACTCGTCTTGATTTTTCCAGTGAAACCGTCAGTAATCCAGGAAACAATTTACCTTCATCAAGATCAGAATTAACTGCAACTGAAAGTAGTACTTATGGTTATATTGTTGGTGGGGATCCTGGAAATCAAACTACAATAAGTAGATTAGACTTTTCTACAGAAGTAAATAGTCTTCCTACAAATAATTTGATAGGAGGAAGAGCAAGATTTAGTTCGGTTTCAAATGGTCTATACGGGTATTTTGGTGGTGGTGATTCTCCTCCAGGTGCTATAGTTAATACCATACAAAGACTTGACTTTACAACAGAAGTTACAAGTAATCCTCCAGCAAATTTACCGAGTGTTAGACGATCTACATCATCTGCTTCAGGTACTTCTTATGGATATTTTGCTGGAGGTTTTACTCCACCCTTTAGAGATATTATTACTCGTTTTGATTTTTCAAATGAAGTTTGTAGCAATCCTCCTGTGGTATTACCTTTTGATAGATCTGCTATGGGTGGAACTGCAAACTCAAACTAAATAAGACATCTACATTATTCTTATATGAAATCTGGAGCAACTGAAAGTTCTTTTTATTATCTCAATCAATATTATACAATTCCAAATAATGTTGAAATCTCAAGAAGTATAGAAGAATTAGCACAATCAAAGAAGCAATATAAAATTCTGTGGGCCCACGATAACTGCGATCAACCACAACTCTTAAGACTTCCAGAGTTAGTATCGCAGATTGATCGTATTGTTTGTGTCTCTAACTGGGAAAGAGAGCAATACATCAAGTATAACCGAGCACCAGCAGAAAAAATCACAGTCATCCCAAATGGTGTGGATGAGATGTTCCGTCCATCAGGAAAACCAAAATCAAAGACCTGTATCTTCTTTTCTGCTCCTCATAAGGGTATCACACCATTAGTACCCATCTGGAAAGAAGTCATCAAACATCATCCAGATGCAAAACTCAAGGTGTTTTCTTCAATGTCTCTTTATGGTGCAATTCAACCAGGAGAAGGAGAAAATGAGACCATCACAACTGAGAATGGACTAGAGCCTTCACCATTCATTTCCATCTACAAGGAACTCCAGGCACTTCCAGGTGTGGAGTATTCACCTTGTATTGACCGTGAAGATTTACTACCTCATATTCAGGATGCTGCATTTTATATTCACCCAAATGTATGGGAAGAAACCTTCTGTGTCTCATTAGCGGAGGCAATGAGTTGTGGTTGCTTCCCTATCACAACCGATATGGGAGCACTTCCAGAGACATCATTTGGAAGAGGGAAGTATATTCCGATGTCGGGGCAGAATACTCCAAGAGGTTGGTTGCCTGATGATACATTTCACCAAAACTTTGCGAAAGAAATTATTCAGGCACTTTCATTTTTTGATAAAGAACCAGAGACTTTTTATGCTGCGACAAATGACCTAGCATCTCTAGCAATTCATCATTACAACTGGAAAACAATCGCTAGAGATTGGAGTGAATTGATTGAGGTTGTTACAAAACGAGCAGTTTATATTGATGATGAATATATCTTCAACGAAGTTTATCATAAGAATGAATATGGTATTGAAACCTTTGCTCCTGATGATATTGTAATTGATATTGGAGCACATAAAGGATACTTCACGAAGTTGTGTATGGATATGGGATGTAAGAACATTCATTCCTTTGAACCAGAACCAAATAACTTTGAGTCACTCATTCACAATCTCAAGGACTATAAACACTTTCAACCTTATAATCTAGCAGTCTCTGATAAGAAGGGGCAAAAAAATCTTACGGTCGTGAAAGGATGTAACACAGGTCTTCATTCATTTTATCAACCAAGAGGTATTCCAGTCACAGTTTCAACCATAGGGTTGGATGATATACTCGCACATTTTTCTAAAGTATCTCTAATCAAGATTGATACTGAAGGTTCAGAGTTTGAAATTCTTTTCAATTCAAAGTTACTTAGCAAAGTCAATAAAATCGTTGGTGAATATCACAACAATATTACCTCACATAATCTTGAAGACTTGAAAAAATATCTGGAAGAAAAAAACTTTGAAGTTAGTATTACAAGAAAGTTCAATGAGAATAGCGGCATTTTTGTTGCGATAAATAATAAAAAATGAAACTGAAGAATACTATGTCTAATAACTATGAAGCAATTGCTCTTGCGACTTCTAAGGAAGTTCTAGATGACAGTAATGAGTTTATGCTGAAAGTTCTCAACGAAGCAAATCGTTGGACTGAAAGTGAAACAGAACTCGCACAAGGACGCTCTGATTTTCAGATTGAAAAGTTTATCATTCACGATAACTTTACACTTCCTTCCGCATTCAAGGCAGCAATTATCAATCGTAGAAGCGTAGCAGAAGGACTACTCCAACAAATCATTGAAGCAAAAAGAGCAGCAAGAGAGTTTTATTATAAGTGGGAAGGAAAGGATAAGACTCAACCAATCTGGTGGAAAAATCGTCAAGGTGGTGAAGAACTCACTTGGTATGATATTGATGAATTTCATTTTCACAGAATGCTTGAAGGACTCAATCGTGGTTTCAAGTCTTCAGTAGAAGAACTTGAATGCTTTGATAAACTTATCAATCGTCTTGTTGAATTGAATGGTGGTCAGTTAGTTTCTCGTGACCAATATAATGCAGACCAACCAAACTACTGGGAACGCAGACTTGCAAATCAATCTCTTGATGACCTACTTGCTGCAAAGACTGGCGTAAATGCTGGTAATATTCGTTCTATGAGACGCGCAAGTGCCCCTACGGTTCTTCCTGATGATGTGAATAGAACCAAAGGAACTTTTGGAGATCCTAACAATCCTCTTGATTTCCTGAACGCACTTCAGCAAAATGTTGCTGCTGGTATTGAAGAGATTACTGGTATGGATAAAGCACTTCTTTCGGGTATTGAAGAGAAAGAAGAAGCAAAACAAATCACAAGTTCGTTATTCAATCAAGACCTCAAACTAGAGTAAAATGCCAAAGTTCGTAGGGGATGTTTTTGGACTGAATAATGTTTATGATAAACAGATTCTCAATGTAGAACAGAAGAACTTTGCGAACTGGAGCGAGAGTGCGACTTATGGATACTTTGGAGGAGGTGGTACTCCTACTATCACAGCCCTCATCAGTCGTCTTGATTTTTCTAATGAAACCAACAGTCTCCCAGGAAACAATTTACCTTCAGTAAGACTTGATTTGGCAGCAACCTCAAGTAGTTCTTATGGTTACTTTGGTGGTGGTGCTCCAACTCCTACTTCACAAATGAGCACTATCAGTCGTCTTGATTTCTCCAATGAAACCGTCAGTAATCCCGGTAATAACTTATCTCCAGCAAGAAGAAATTCAGCAGCAATCTCAAGTGGTTCTTATGGTTACTTTGGTGGTGGTTATTCTTTTCCCGCTACTTTTATATGCACCATCACTCGTCTTGATTTCTCTAATGAAACAGTTAGTGATCCGGGAAAAAATTTACCTACAGTAAGAAGAGATTTATCAGCAACCTCAGATAATTCTTATGGATACTTTGCTGGTGGTGCTGTTCCTCCTGGTCCTACTTTTATATGCACCATCACTCGTCTTGATTTTTCCAATGAAACCGTCAGTAATCCTGGTAAGAACTTACCAACAATAAGATATATTTTAGCGGCGACTTCAAGTAATTCTTATGGTTACTTTGGTGGTGGTGCCATTGGTGCTGCTGGTCCTATTATAAACACCATCAGTCGTCTTGATTATTCTAATGAAACTGTCAGTAATCCTGGTAAGAACTTACCTGCAACAAGAGCATCATTAGCAGCAACCTCAAGTAGTTCTTTCGGTTACTTTGGTGGTGGTCTTACTCCTGCTATTATAAACACCATCAGTCGTCTTGATTTCTCTAATGAAACCAATAGTCTTCCAGGAAACAATTTACCTTCAACAAGAGAATCTTTATCAGCAGTCTCAGGAGGTCAATCAGTTCTCAGAGGCAATAAGACTTATGGTTACTTTGGTGGTGGTTTTGGTCTTTCCACCATAGACCGTTTAGATTTCTCTACAGAAACCGTCACAACTCCAACACCTAAGTTATCTCAAGCAAAAGTTGATCCAGGAACAACTTCAAGTAGTTTTTATGGTTACTTTGGTGGTGGAGAACTTCCTACTCCTGCTCCTGTAAGCACCATTGATCGTCTTGATTTCTCTAATGAAACAGTCACAACTCCAAGTCCAAAGTTATCAATCGCAAGAGAAGCAAGTGCTGGAGTTTCAAATAGTTCTTATGGTTACTTTGGTGCTGGTAATTTTAGTTCTCTTATAGATCGTTTAGATTTTACTACAGAAATCACAACAGTCGTAACACAAAGACTATCTCAATTGGGTGGTAGGTCAGCATCAGTCTCAAGTAGTTTTTATGGGTACTTTGGTGGGGGTAGTAATTCTGGTAATGCTACTGTTACCACCATAGAACGTTTAGATTTTTCTAATGAAATTATATCAACTCCAAGTTCTAAGTTATCTATAGACAGACGTGCTCTAACAGCAACTTCTAGTAGTTCTTTCGGGTACTTTGGTGGTGGTTATGCTCTTCCTACTGTTCCTACTAGAATTAATCGTTCTACTATAGATCGTTTAGATTTCTCCACAGAAACTGTATCAACTCCAAGTCCTAAGTTATCCCAATCAAAGTCATTTTTAGCGGCAACCTCAAGTAGTTCTTTCGGATACTTTGGTGGTGGTAATACTCCTACTGCTTCTGTTTCCACCAGAGATCGTTTAGATTTTTCTACAGAAACAGTATCAACTCCAAGTCCTAAATTATCTACAGCAAAATTACAGTTATCAGCACTCTCAAACTCAAACTAATATTATGAAAACCTTTTACTTTATGTCTGGACTTCCACGTTCAGGTTCCACACTCTTGACGGCACTACTCAATCAAAATTCAGAGATACACGCATCCACAAACTCTCCACTTCTGGATACGATACACTATACACAAGAATACCTTTTACATAACTCAGAACAATATAAGGCAACTCCAAATCCACAAGGAGCACATAAGGTTTTATCGTCCATACCTCATAACTATTATTTCAATACTCCACAGAATATTATTATTGATAAGTCAAGAGGTTGGGTCAATCAAATCCAACACATTACAGATTACATTACAAAAGATCCAAAGATTATTTGTCCCGTAAGGTCTATTCAGGATATTCTTTCATCGTTTCTTTTACTCATTCATAAAACTTCAAGAGTTTCTTTTATTGATGAAGCACTTCTTAGAAACAATCTTGAAATCACAAATGATAATCGTTGTGATTACCTAATGTCTCCTCAAGGTATTATCGGACAATCTTATCACGCACTTCAACAAGCATTCTCTAAAGGATATAGAAACAATATTCTGTTAGTGGAATATGATGACCTTACAAGAAATCCACAACAAGAACTCAATCGTATCTATGAGTTTCTGGAATTACCTTCTTATTCTCATAGTTTTGGGAATGTCATTCCGAAGTGTGATGAGAACGATGAGGTTTATAAGTTAGACAATATGCATACGGTAAGAAATAAGGTAGAGAAGATACATCGTGATAACTCAAAGTATCTTAGTGACTATGTTATGAATAAATACAATCATATGGAGTTCTGGCGGCAAACAAGAACTTCTCAGTATTCTGTGTTCGGTTTATAAATGCCTACCTTTTCACTTCAGGACGCAAGAACAGAACAAGTCAAAAATGTAGCATACGGAAACTTTGCATATTGGCCTGAGAGTGCGACTTATGGGTATTATGGTGGTGGGTTTGCTCCTCCTTTTATAAGCACCATCAGTCGTCTTGATTTCTCTAATGAAACCGTCAGTGATCCAGGAAACAATTTACCTTCAGTAAGACATCAATTAGCAGCAACCTCAAGTAGTTCTTATGGTTACTTTGGTGGTGGTGATACTACTCCTGGTGCTATAAACACCATCAGTCGTCTTGATTTCTCTAATGAAACCGTCAGTAATCCAGGAAATAATTTACCTTCACCAAGAATTAATTTCGCAGCAACCTCAAGTAGTTCTTATGGATACTTTGGTGGGGGTTATACTCCAGGTGCTCCAGGTACTCTTCTATGTACTATCAGTCGTCTTGATTTCTCTAATGAAACCGTCAGTGATCCAGGAAAGAATTTACCTACAGCAAGAGCAGAATTGACAGCAACTTCAAGTAGTTCTTATGGTTACTTTGGTGGTGGGTTTGCTCCTCCTGTTATAAGCACCATCAGTCGTCTTGATTTCTCTAATGAAACCGTCAGTGATCCAGGAAACAATTTACCTACAGCAAGAAGATTTTCATCAGCAACCTCAAGTAGTTCTTATGGATACTTTGGTGGGGGTTATATTCCAGGTCCTCCAGGTATTTTTCTATGTACTATCAGTCGTCTAGATTTCTCTAATGAAACTGTAAGTAATCCAGGAAAAAATTTACCTTCAGCAAGAGCAGAATTGCCAGCAACTTCAAGTAGTTCTTATGGTTATTTTGGTGGTGGTTTTAATGGTGCTTACTTAAACACCATCAGTCGTCTTGATTTCTCTAATGAAACCGTCAGTAATTCAGGAAACAATTTACCTACAGCAAGAAGATATTTATCAGCAGTCTCAAATACCGCAAAGTTTCCCAGAGTGGGTAATAAGACTTATGGTTACTTTGGTGGTGGTGTTACTGTTTCCACCATTGACCTTCTTGATTTCTCTACAGAAACAGTAACAAGACTAACACCTAAGTTATCTAGAGCAAGAAGTTCTTTAGCAGCAACCTCAAGTAGTTCTTATGGTTACTTTGGTGGTGGTTATTCTTTTCTCGATACTGCTGATTTTTCTACTATCGACCGTCTAGATTTTTCCAATGAAACCGTCACAGTTCCAACACCTAAGTTATCTCAAGCAAGAAGTTCTTTAGCAGCAACCTCAAGTAGTTCTTATGGTTACTTTGTTGGTGGTTATGGTTCTTTTACCTATGTTTGCACCATTGACCGTCTAGATTTCTCCACAGAAACCGTAACAACACCAGGACCTAAATTATCTCAAGCAAGAGGTGCTTTAGCAGCAGTCTCAAATAGTTCTTATGGTTATTTTGGTGGTGGTGCTTTTCTTCCCGCTTATGTTTGTACCATTGACCGTCTAGATTTTTCCACAGAAACCGTCACAGTCCCAACACCTAAGTTATCTCAAGCAAGAACTACTTCAGCAACCTCAAGTAGTTCTTATGGTTACTTTGGTGGTGGTAATACTGGTATTGCTATTTCCACCATAGACCGTTTAGATTTTTCTACCGAAACCGTAACAGTACCAACACCTAAGTTATCTCAGGCAAGAGATGCTTTAGCAGCAACCTCAAGTAGTTCTTATGGTTACTTTGGTGGTGGTTTTGCTCCTCCTTCTGTTTGTACCATTGACCGTCTAGATTTCTCCACAGAAACCGTAACAACATCAATACCTCAATTACCTCAATCAAGAAGTTTTTTAGCAGCAACCTCAAACTCAAACTAAATAAGATACTTACATCATTTTGATATGAATGATTTACTTTCTAATGTTCTAATTCAACCAAAGGTTCTTACACCAGAGGCAATTGAGTTTCTTATTCATCACGCAAAGAATTCTCATCAGGAACAGATGGGAGTTTTTGACCCAGACAAAGCAAATCAAACTGGAGAAGATCATCCGGGAAAAATTGATTTAAAATCAAGAAATGTAAAGGCAGCAGATATTGAAACTATCATTCCTCAAATCAAAGAACTCTATGATAATATAGTTCATCACGTAATCAATCCTTTTTATGGATTCAAAATCAAAGATAGTGAAATGCCGCAACTATTGGTCTATAATCCAGGAGGACACTACCAGGCACACTATGATGCCGTAGCAAAATGGAAGTGTCCTGATGGAAATATCATCTGGAAGAAGTCTATAGACCGTGATGTATCTACAGTTCTTTTTCTCAACGATGACTTTGAGGGTGGAAACTTTGTATTCCCAGATCTCCGAGTAACCATTCGTCCAGAACCAGGACTTCTAGTTGCCTTTCCATCTTCTCAGTTCTTTGCTCATAAAGTAGAACCAGTCATCTCAGGAACTCGTTATACGATGGTCAATTGGATGACCGTTCAAGGATTTAAGACGAAAGCAGAGCAAGACAAAGAATTACAAGATAAATATGGAGTAAAGGTATCTTAGTTGGTAAGTAAGGTATAGCACTTATCATTTCGGTCATAAGCATAGTCAGCATACTGACCATTTTTTCTAACAAAGTGTAGGAACAACTGCATAAAGCGGTCATTCTCGTGAGTTCTCAAAGGACTTCTCCAGTGAGGTACAATCGTTCCAAGATAAGCAAGACCATCTCCAACTGGTGTGACGACTTCTCTTCTTTTACCAGTCAGGTCTTTGAGTTTGATAGGCCACGCAGCATCACCACAAATATTCATCGTGACTGAAATTTCACAAGATGGGCGGTCAGTATGACAGTTCATCCATCCACCTTTATGATAAGTTGTAGAGAACCAATAAGATGGGATGAGTTCTTCTCCAAGTAGTTCTTCTAGAATTGGTTGAACTCTTTTCATTACAAAAGCACAAGAAGGTGGAGCATAACAAGTCAATACTCTACCTCTCTCTGGATCCCAGTGTCCTTCAAGAGAACCTAAGTCACTCATCGCACCACAGAGATTTTGATACTTGATACTAATTGCTTCTTCTGGTGTAATAATTTTAGGAAGATAATACCAACCTTTTCTTACAAACTCACTCATACTTATAATTACTTTATAGTATGTATTCTACCATAAATACATAAAAGTTTGTTGTAGTATAATTTTTGGAATTATAAAATGCCAACCAATCTTTCTACATTTTTAAGTTCTAATTTTGATGGTGCTCAAGGTACTCAAGGTATTCAGGGAACACAAGGCACGCAAGGAATTCAAGGAACTCAAGGTATTACTGGTTCTCAAGGTACTCAAGGAATCCAGGGCATTCAAGGAATCCAGGGCATTCAAGGTACTCAAGGAATCCAGGGCATTCAAGGTCTTGGTCCAACAGTAAATGTTGTTGTTTATGATACAGGTTCCAACGCAACTTATACTGCTCCCGCAGGATTGATACAGGCTTTGGTTCATGTAACTGGAGGCGGTGGAGGAGGTGGTGGTGCTGACGGGGCTGATACTGCCTCTGGTTCTGGTGGCGGTGGTGGTGGAGCAGGAGGAACTGCAATCAAATTATACACTGCCGCAGAAGTAGGGGCAACTGCAACTTATACTGTAGGCGCTGCTGGTGGTGCTGGTGCTGCAGCAGGCGGAACATCAGGAACCGCAGGAGGAAACAGTTTCTTTATTCCTGTTGGTGCTGGTTCTTCAATTACAGGACTTGGTGGTGCGTTAGGATCTGGTGGAGGTGCTCCTGGTGTTGGTGCCGCTGGTCTTGGAGGACTTGGAGGTAGTGCTACGGGTGGAGATATAAATATTCCTGGTGGTGGTGGTGGTTCTGGGGCGGGTGATGATGTTGCCGAAATTGCTGTTGGTGGAGTTGGGGGGGGATCTTATTGGGGAGGAGGTGGTAGAGGAGGAGCAGCTCAAGGTGGTGCAGTTTCTGCAGGCACTGCATCTGTAACTTATGGTGCTGGTGGAGGAGGTGCTGCGAATATAGATAGTACAACTGGTGCTGCTGGAGGTGTTGGAGATACTGGTGTCATTTATATTGTAGAATATACATAAAATGCCGACAAATCTTTCTAATTTTTTAAGTTCTAATTTTCAGGGAACTCAAGGTGTTCAAGGTATTCAAGGTACTTTGGGAACTCAAGGTATTATGGGTATTCAGGGGATTTCTGTAGTAACTCAAGGTATTCAAGGTATTCAAGGTATTCAAGGTATTCAAGGTATTCAAGGTATTCAAGGTATTCAAGGAATCAAAGGGGATCATTTATTAGGACTTCAAGTTTATACCACAGGATCTGGTGCAACCTATACTGCGCCGACAGGATTGAAGAAAGCAATAGTTTATGTAACAGGCGGTGGAGCAGGTGGAGGTGGCGCTGATGGTGCTGCTGCAGACACATCCAATGGAACTGGAGGTGGTGGCGGTGGTGCTGGTGGAACTGTAATTAAAGTTTATACCGCAGCAGAAATGGGAGCAACTGCCACTTATACTGTAGGATCAAATGGTACTGGCGGATCTGAAACAGGAGGTACTGATGGAACTGCAGGAGGAAATACTACCTTTGATCCCGCCGGAACAGGTGCAACTCTAACTGCAAATGGTGGTGCGTTAGGATCTGGTGGGGGAGCACCGTCAACTGGTGGTACTGGTCTTGGAGGACTTGGAGGTAGTGCTACGGGTGGAGATATAAACATTCCGGGTGGTGACGGTGGTTCGGGAGTAGGTAATGATGTTGCCGAAATTGCTATAGGAGGTATGGGAGGTTCATCATATTGGGGAGGAGGTGGTAGAGGAGGAGCAGCTCAAGGTGGTGCAGTTTCTGCAGGCACTGCATCTGTAACTTATGGTGCTGGTGGAGGAGGTGCTGCTAATATAGATACTAGTGCAGGATCTGCCGGTGGTGATGGAATTGGTGGTGTTATTTACATACTAGAATACTTATAGAAAAATGAGAGTTTGTCTTTTAGATACAGTTACAAAAAAAGTTATCAATGTTGTTTCTCTGAATAGTCCAGAGGAACATAATCCAACACCAGGAATTGAAGTTGCTCCACAGCACGATGGAGATATTGGTTGGACTTGGACTGAATCTGGATGGGTTTATCCACAACCACCAGAACCAACATTAGAAGAACTTGCAGAAAAACAGAGAGAACTTAGAGATAAGTGGTTAAGAATTTATGTGGATAAAATTAATGCAATACGATGGGAAGCATTTACTCAACAACAAAAAAATGATTGGATTGCTTATCGCCAAGCACTCTTAGATGTTCCACAACAGGAAGAGTTCCCCAATACTATTAATTGGCCTATTCCACCTGAACTATAAATATTAAAAAAACACGAGAATGAATAACTATTCTAAAATTCTACATCATACTAGTCCATCCAAAAAGAAAACAACTCCTAAAAGTTCTTCAAGTAAGAAAAGAACTTTTGAGGAGTATGAAGCAGATCAGAAAAAAACAGAAGTAGATAAATTACAGGAAAAAACAGAAGAACTTCAAAGAAATGTTCAGTTTCTTGAAAATTATATTGTAAATCATCACGACGAAGTTTATGAACTTCGCCAAGAACTCAAAAATCAAGTAATACCTATACCAAAACAACAATTAAATGAAGGTTTGCTCAATGAACCTCCAGAAATAAAAAACAGTGATCCACTTACACCCCTAGATCAACAATTTGTAACTGTTCAACAACTTAACGATCATTATCAACTTTTCATTAATCGTATCCAACAGCAGATGGCAACGATTGGTGGAGGTGGTGAAACTCAGTTCAAGTTTCTTGATGACGTTGTAAATTTTATTTTCGTCGGGACTATAAATGATCTCCCAAGTCCAGTAAATGGTGTAATCAATCTTAAAGATAACTACACTTATTTCTTCACAACAACTGTAGATTTAAATGGTAATCGTTTAGTTGCTGGAGATAACACAACTATTCTTGGTGGATCATCTGAGAACTGTAGAATTAAATCTACTGGTATTGCTACTGATGTCGCTTTGTTGAGTAGTGTTTATTCTCTTCCAATCAGAAACATTACTCTTGAAGCACCTTATGCAATCAATCTTCAAGCATCTATTCCTTCAGTTCATGCACTTGATTGGTTCGGAGTTAATTTTACCAACTGTGCAAAGGTAGGTATTATTTCTTCCTATAACAACTTCATTATGCTTGATGGTGCATTTCTTAACTCTCAAGACTTAACTTTTGATGGGACAACTGGTACAGTAGGATTTAATCAGTGTCTTTTCACTGGAAACTTTGGATTAGGTGGTTCAAAATCTATTCTCAATTTTCCAAATACTTTTAGTTGCACTCGTCGTATTCGCGCAACAACTTGCTCTTTTGTTGTTCCATCTGGATATACTGGCATTACAGTTCAAGATGGAGTAAATTTTGCTATTGCAGAAAGTTTTATTCTTCAAACTTGTAACTTCTCAGGTCCAGGAACAAAACTTGGAATTAGTACTCATACCAACATAGATGGTAGAGATGCCTTTTTTGATTCGAACAGAGGTATTGATAATAGTTTTGTAATCGGGCAGTATTATATGAAGGATAATGCCACTCAAACTTCTTTTGCATCTACAGATACCTATACTAAGATTGCTGGTATTACAACAACTGCAGGTGCAAGAAACTCAAAATTTACTCATACAGATAATCGTTTAACTTGCATTGCTGGAGTTGAAAGAGAATATCTTACTCAGGTCACTTTAACATTAGTTCCAAGCGAATATACGAATTTTAAAGTTGCTATCTATGATAGTTCTAATGGTGGGGAATATTTGACAGCATCGGAAGTTACAATGGAAGGAACACAAGGAGATACAAGATCTGTTACTCTTACTGATGTCCATAAACATAATCTAAATGATTATGTTGAGATTCATATATCAAATCTTGAGGATACGAACCCAATCACAGTAACAGATTTAAATGTTTTAGTCACTCAGTTAGGATAATAAATACTCTCAAGAACTCATTATGTTTTTATGAACTTCGTAAAACTTGCCTTAGATAATGGTGGTTCAATTCACCCACTCATAATTCCAGCAGAATATACTAATGGAACTGGAATTATGAATCCTTCCATCTTTGTAGATGGAGATAAGATAAGAGTAATCATTCGCCACGTTAATTATACCTTCTATCATTCTGAAAAAAAATTATTTCAACATCAATGGGGTCCTTTGACTTATGTGCATCCTGAGAATGATATGCACTTAAGAACTCATAATTATTATTGCGAACTGGATGATAATTACTCTATCACTAGGTTCAATAAAATTGATACCTCAAAATTTCCTGATAAAGAACTTTGGGATTTTGTTGGTTTAGAGGATGCAAGAATTTTTAAATGGAACGAGAAACTTTATATCTCAGGTGTGAGGAGAGACTTAGATACAATTGGAACGGGGAGAATGGAACTCTGTGAAATTGTTGTCTCTGAAAATACTGTGGAGGAAGTAGATAGATTCCGCATTCCACCACCAAATGATCCGAATTCTTACTGTGAAAAGAATTGGATGCCAATTCTTGATATGCCATTTCATTATGTGAAGTGGTCCAATCCAACAGAAGTGGTTAAAGTGGATCCTGAAACACAAACTTCGACTACAGTTCATATGGCAGATATGATTCCTCTTCCTAGAGATTTGCGTGGGGGATCACAGGTTCTTACTGTTGGAGACCATTATATAACTTGTACTCATGAAGTTGATTTATTCAATAGTGAGGTTGGAAGAAAGGATGCAAGATACTATCATCGTTTTATAGTCTGGGACAAGAATTGGAATATTACTCTTCATACTAAAGAATTTAATTTTATGGATGGTGATGTTGAGTTCTGTGTAGGAATGGCAAAACATAATGGAAATTTTTTAATGACCTTTGGATTTCAGGATAACGCTGCTTATCTACTTAAAGTTCCTGAAGATTTTATGGAGAAGTTTATAAATGAGAATAGTTGATTGTTTTCCTTATTTCAACGAGAAAGAATTATTAGAACTTCGAATTAATCTACTTTATGATAAGGTAGATCAGTTTATTATTTGTGATGCGAATAAAACTCATAAAGGAGATTCGAAATCTTTTACTTGTAAAGAGACTCTTGAAAACCTTGGCCTATTATCGGATAAAATTCAAGTCCTGGAATTGGATTTACCTTCTTATGAGAAGGAACCAAATGCTTGGGTAAGAGAAAGAATGCAGAGAAATGTTGCAGCAAACCTTATACAAGATGATGATATTTTTATCGTAGGGGACTGTGATGAAATCATCAATCCAGATTTTGTTGAGTATTACGCAAATGTGGCAAAACAAAATCCAAATAATATTTTAAGAATTCCTATGATATTCTTAAATGGTAGAGCAGACCTAAGAGTTTATGGACCTAATAATCAACCTGTTCCCTGGGGAGCTGCTTTTTTGTGTATGAAACATCATTTGCAAAGATATACTCTCTCTGATATTCGTGAGTCTTATGCTCTGTGTAAAAATGATATTGTGTATTCTGATGTCTTTACATATGATAATGGAATCGTAGAAGATGCTGGTTGGCATTTTAGTTGGATGGGAGATTTAAATAGATTAAAAATCAAACAGGAATCTTTCCTTCACTGGGATGAAGTATCGCTCCAAAATAATTTTGAAGCAAAAGAAAACTCTACAGATTGTTTGGGGAGAAAAGATCATATCTTAAAAAAATATTCAGTTAATCTCTTGCCTCAAAAAATATTTGAACTTAAGACAGTTCAAGAGTTTTTATTTCAGTCAAGTTCAAATCAAGTAAAGGAAAAGTATTCGCATTTGTTTATATCATGAGAGTAGGATTTCATAGTTTTCAAATGGGTCAACGGGGGACAGAGATATGTCTTCATAAGTATGCGAAGTACAATAGAGAAATCTTAGGAAATGAATCTGTAATCATTTCTTCAATCGCACATCCAACATATTGTTTAGATAGATTCAAAGACTTTGATGTTATTTTATATCCAGAGTATTGGATCAACGACGGAAGAAATGATGCTCTTCGACAAAAGTTAGAATTGATTTGTGATCGAAATAAGATTGATGCATTTTATGCCATTAAGATGGGAGAGAATGATGGAATTATGCCAACGAACGTGAAGACTTTAACTCATTGTGTCTTCAGAATGGATGATCCACACGGTACAGTTTATGCTGGAGTTTGTAAGTATATGTCAGATAAACACGGTGGAGTACATCCATACGTTCATCATATTTTGGAAAAAGATGCCCCACATATTGAAGATGATTTGAGAGAAGAACTTGGAATTCCAAAGGGAGATTTAGTTCTCGGAAGACACGGTGGATATGAAACTTTTAATCTTGACTTTACTTATGGTGCTATTTCCAGAGCACTCAGTTCTAGAAAAGATCTTTGGTTTGTTTTTCTGAATACCAAAGAGTTCATTCAGCACGAAAGAGTCATCTATCTTCCTTGGACTATGGATGTAGAATACAAGTCTAGATTTGTGAATACTTGCGATGCTATGATGCACGGAAGACTTGATGGTGAAGTTTTTAGTTTGTCTCTTGCCGAATTTTCATTTCGGAATAAACCGATTATCACTTGGAATCCTGTAGAAGTTCCTTGGTATTATGATGTCGGACACATATATTTGATGAAAGATAGCGCAATATATTACCAGGATGAGAACGAACTATATACAATACTTACTAACTTAGATCAGAACAAAATTAAAGATTACGATTGGGGTGAGTATTGTTATTCTTATACTAAGGAAAGTGTTATGGAAGAATTTAATGAGGTATTTTTAAAATGATTTTGGCAAAAAACTTATCACACATCAATACAAATCATAATTTAGCATTTAATTATCTTCAATCTCTCTTTGATATTAATGATCATAAACATAGAGTTCTTGATATTGGGGCAGGAGCAAATCCTTGGGCAATTGAATGGATTACTCACGTTGTAGATAATTTTTTAGAACCTAAAGATATTAGTAATGTATCTAAAAATGAGATTAAAATTTTCAAAGTAGATATTGATGATCCAAGAGAATGGAATGTTGTATTAGAAGATGTTGAAAAGAACGGTAAGTTTGATTTTGTAATCTGTAGTCATACTCTTGAGGATGTTAATAATCCAAAAATAACTTGTGAAATGATTAATCATATTGGCAAGGCTGGATTTATTAGTATGCCTTCAAAATATACTGAACTAGTTACATTTGAATATAAATCAAATTGTGGATTACCTTACAAAGGATACCATCATCATAGATGGATATATCAACTTAATAATGACACCTTGATTGGATTTCCTAAAATGAATTTTCATGATTATATTCAATTTGATTTTGATAAACAGAAGGCAATTGCTTCTGAAATTGCTTTTTTGTGGAAAGATAGTTTCAATTATGAATTCGTAATTCCACATCAAATGCTTGATAATAGAATAGGACCAAACAAACTTTTAGATCTTTTTGAAGACGACGATCTTGTACTTTGAGGTATTGAAATGACTTTTAAATTAGATGCAAAAAAAGAAGTAGCATTAGATTCTCCAGATCATCTTTGTCCCGTTGGGTGTGTGAATGATAATTTTAGTTCGATTGGATTAATATCTGAAGTTATACAATATTTTGGTGGAAAAAAAATTTCTGTTCTTGATTTGGGTTGTTCTGGTGGAAAGTTTGTAGTTGATTTTATTGAAAGAGGGCATGATGCAATCGGATTGGAGGGAAGTTCTAATTGTTTAACTGGAAGCGGAAAATACAACTGGGACAAATACCACAATACCAATTTGTTTCTTTGTGACATTACAGAAGAATATCAGTTGTATGAGAACGATGAGCCTTTAAAATTTGATTACATTCATTCGGAGGAAGTTTTCGAACATATCTCTGTGGATAAGATTGATAATATGCTGAAACAGATTAAAAAGCATCTAAAAGAAGATGGAATCTGTTCCTTTGGTATATCTAAAATTCCTCATGAAGTTGTAATTGATGACCAATTATACATTCTTCATCAATCAGTTTTTCCTCCAATCTGGTGGAAGAATAAACTTATTCAAAATGGATTTGAAATTTTAGATAATGGGCGCAATGATGAAAATTATTTTGGTTATATTTTTAATAATGTAATTAGAACAGATTGTCAGGAAAGTTCTTGTTATTTTTGTTGTAGAATACAAAAAACTCAACAAAAATATAATTCTTCTGATTTGACTGAACTTCTTCATAATTACATTAATCAACCAGAGAACGCAGAACACAACTTTGATTTAGCAGTTTATTATCATGACATCGGACAGACTGCTACAGCAGTTTCTTATTATCTCCGTGCGGCAGAAAGAACAGATGATGACCTTCTTAAGTATGAGTGTCTGATTCGTGGTGCTATGTGCTTTGATTCGCAGGGTACTCGCAACTTTACTGTGAAAGGTTTTCTTCTACACGCTCTTGCGATTTGTCCCAAAAGACCAGAAGCTTATTATCTGATGAGTAAGTTTTATGAAAAGGAAAATAAAGATGGAAGTTGGAATGAATCTTTCACAATTTCTTCTATAGGATTGAAAGTTGCTGATTTAAATCCATCACCACTGAGAACAGTCGTGAATTATCCTGGGGAATATGCGCTTCTTTTTCAGAAAGCAATCAGCAGTTGGTGGTGTGGGTTGTGTGAAGAATCAAGAGATTTACTTTTAGATCTTCTTAAGAATTATCAGATGGCAGATACTTTCCAACAAAAAGCTATTGATAATCTTAAAAAAATGAATGTTGAAATAGATTTAAATCAGTTATTTAAAAACAAACTTCCTATGAACATCAATAATAAAAAAATCTCAACTGAAGATTTTGATTGGGGAGTATTATCTGATGAGGAAAAAAATATCATTGGGAAAGAAATATTTCAAGATCATATCTATGATAGATTTTTTTCAGTAAAAGAAAATGACATTGTAATGGACATTGGTGCAAATGTTGGAGCATTTTCTTATTCAGTATTAAATAAAAATCCAAAACATATTTACTGTATAGAACCTTCTGTCAATTTAATTGACACTATCAAAAATAATTTAAGTGGATTTCCCGTAACTATTATTGATTCTTCAGTTTCTAGTGAAACTTGTGATTTCAAAGAACCTACTGAAAATGATTACATTCATTTTCATCAAGGATTTTATAAATCAAAAACCTTTAAAGACATTCTTAGGGAAAATAATATTAATCACATAGATTTTCTAAAAATTGACTGTGAAGGTGGAGAATATGATGTATTTACTGAAGAAAATAAAAATTTTCTCTTGAATAATGTTAAGTACATCGCAGGTGAGTGGCATTTTACCAGTAATGGTAATTCTATGGAAAAATTTAGAAATTTTATAAATCTTTATTTAAAGGATCATAATAATTATAAAGTGTTTGAACTGAGTGGTAGAGAAATAACTGATATAATCTTCAATGAAGACTTTCTTGTACCATTTGAACAATGGTATAATGAATATGGTCATGCACAGTTTATGATTTATATTGAAAATAATATCGAAGATAAAAAAAAAAGTATTCCGGTGATTGGAACGGCGGTTGTAAATAATTGTTATTGGATAAAACGTCTTTTAGAAAGCGTTGATTATCCAGTTGATAATTTTGTTATTATTAATAATAATGGAAGAGGTCAGCTTGATGAAGAATTAAATAACTTAACCAAGATCACCCACAAATATATTAAAAATATTAAAGTTTGTCATATGCCAGCAAACATTGGATGTGGTGGTGCTTGGAATTTAATTATTAAATCTTATATGATGGCACCTTATTGGATTATTGTGAGTGATGATGTTGCTTTTTGCCCTGGATTCTTAGAGGAAATGGTTTCCGTTGCCGAATCTGATTCTGAGATTGGAATAATTCACGGACACGCTGGAGACTTTGGTGTGGGTAGTTGGGATGTATTCTTAATGAGGGATCATGTCGTTCAAAAGTTTGGATTGTTTGATGAGAATTTATATCCTGCTTATTGTGAAGACTCTGATTACATAATGAGATTTCAACATCATTCCATTAAAAAAGTAATGTCCCTGAACTCAAATTATTATCACGGGCACGGGGATAAGACTGAATATTATAAAGAGGGATGTCAAACACAAAAAAGTGAACCAGAACTTAAAGAAAAATTAGATCATTCAAATAATTTAAATATAGAATATCTGACAGAAAAATGGGGACCTGGTTGGAGAATGTGTAGCCCTGAAGATTTACCATTTAAAGGAAAGGAACATTCAATTTCAGAAACAACATATGATTTAAGTTTTGTAAGAAGAAAACATCTAGGATTTTAAAATGAATAATTTAATTAATTTTCCTGTCATAAATTGTGTGACACTAGAACAATCTAGTCATAGGCATCAAATTATTTCACAACAAGTTGAAAAATATAATTTAAATATTAAATTTTGCTATGCTTATGATGGTGTAAATAATTCTTTAAGTGATATCTCTGATGTTTCTAGTCCTTTTTTGGGTGAGATGAATCGAGGTGAAATCTGTGCGGTTATATCTCACCTTAGGGCTATATCTGAATGGTATACAAATACGGATGAGGAGTATGGATTTTTTTGTGAGGATGATGTTTTACTAGAACTAAATGAAAAATGGAATTTCACATGGGATGATTTTATTAATCATTTACCTTCTAATTGGGGAATCATACAACTTTCTTTAATCAGAAACTTTGAAACCGAAACTTCTGATAGTGCAGATAGGTTTATGAAGTTTCATTCGTATGTATGGGATAATTGGTCAGCTTGTTCTTACATTGTTTCAAGAAGATATGCAAAACAACTTATTGATTTTCACTGTAAAGGGGAAAATATATTTGATTTAAATCTACCATATTATCCTAATACAGTTCCTTTTATTGAAAATGTTTTGTTTAATGCAGACAATAAAGAAACAGTATATACTCTTCCATTGTTTGTAGAAAATACGGAGATTGCGTCCTCTTTTTATCCTAAGTTTATTGAATCAAATCTTAAGGATAATCAGAAATATTCTTCACATTTAGTTCGTGATTGGTGGGAAAAATATGGAAAATCTAAATCGGTAGAATGGTTTTTCAGTGAAGATTCGGAAGATCAAGAAGAAACAAACTTTTTATTAGTCAATCCTGGATATGTAAAAACCAGAGGGACTTGTTGGATTGTTGATAATTTTTATGAGAATCCAGATCAGATGAGAGAATTTGCTTTAAAACAAGACTATCTTGAAGGTGGTCTTGGAAGAGGATTCATTGGTAGAAGAACTCACCAGCAATTTTTATTTCCAGGTTTAAAGGAAAGATTTGAAGAAATAATGGGTAAAAAAGTTACGGGATGGGAAGGATATGATATGAATGGTAGATTCCAGGTTGCTTGGGCTGGAGAACCTTTAGTATGGCATTGTGATAATCAACAATGGGGTGGAATGTTATATCTAACTCCAAATGCTCCTTATCAATGTGGAACAACTTTATATGCTCATAAACAAACTAGAGCAAGAACTTTTCATGATGAAGGATGGGATGCTGCTTGGAAAGATATTCCTGGAGATCCACATTTAGATGGAACTCCTTGGGAACCTGTAGATGTTCTTGGAAATGTCTATAATCGTCTTGTTATTTTTGATGCTAGTGCCATTCATTCTGCTTCAGAGTATTTTGGTACGGTGATGGAGAATGCGAGATTGTGGCAGATGTTCTTTTTTGATGCTGAACCCGATTGACAGAATCATATAATTCTCTTATAATATCAAAGTCTTCAACTTCTTTGTATCTTTGAGAATGAAGACCTTCTCTGTGGTGGGAGAAGTGAAATGGTGGTATAATAAGGGGAGAGAAATCTCCTCTTTTTTCTTATATAAATTAATATAAAATAACATAAACTATGAACTTTACTGTATATTCAAAATCAGAGTGCCCTTATTGCTATAAAGTCAAACAAGTATTGGAATTGACAGGAAGCAACTTTGTGGTGTATAATTTAGGAGAAGATTTTACTAGAGAAGAATTCACAACAGAATTCGGACCTAACGCAACATTTCCTCAAGTTCTTTGTGAAGACAAGAAACTTGGGGGTTGTATAGATACAATTAAATTTTTGAAAGAAAAACAAATTGTCTAAAGTAAAGATAAATAATAATGACCACAGAAATCGTGGCATTGAAGTTCTATTATATGGAGGAAACAGAAAGCAAACCTATCCTTTCCATATCATTTTTGAGAAGATGGTATGCTTTCTAAATCGGGAAGTTACCATTTATTTTGAATTTTCTTTTTCATTAAGGAAAAAAATAGTTTCCCGGAGAAAAAAAGATGTTAGCAGTTAGTTTAGTTTTCGGTTCATTTTTAATTGTTTTATTTTTTATTCTTGGGATTGTGCTTGGATGGGTTTCTAGAGAATATATGATGGAGCATCAAGACAAACCAAAACTACACCCAGAGTTTTTTGATCAACATGGTAATGTAATTCCTGATGAAGTGGTTGCCGTAACCTTTCAAGAAGGATTGTTTGACGATTATGATGATGAAGATGAAGAAGAATAATATTATAAATTAACTTATAGAAAACTTTATTTTTAATTTTTATGACTACAAAACCGACTGTGACTAAAAAATCACCAACTACGAAGATTTTAAAAACAACTACACCAAAAACAAAGGCAGCAGTTGAAACAATTCCAGATCTCCCCACAAATCCTTTTGTGTTTGAAATTTTGAACGCTGTCTGTAAGCAAAGAAGCAATGCTAAAAAAGTAGAGGCTCTCAGAAAATATGACCATCCTTGTCTAAAAACACTTTTTATTTGGAATTTTGATGAAAGTATTATTTCTATGCTTCCAGTAGGGGATGTTCCTTATGCAAGCGTTGGGGAACAAAATTCTTTCAGTGGAACTGTTAGTGAGAAGATTACTGATGCCGTTTCTAAAATGGAAGAAATAGGTAGCAATTCTCTTGGATCTCAGGATCAGGGACGTTCTTCAATTCGTAAAGAGTATCAAAAATTTTATAATTTTGTAAAAGGTGGCAATGATGGTCTGAGTTCTCTTCGTAGAGAAACAATGTTCATTAATATTCTACAAGGACTTCATCCACTTGAAGCAGAAATTCTAATTCTTGTTAAAGACAAGAAACTGCAAACAAAATATAAGATTACAAAAGAAATTATTGTTGAAGCATACCCTGACGTTCAGTGGGGGGGACGATCATAACTATAGTTTGGAGTTTAGATAATGAGAAATAAAACACAAGAAACGTCTGAAAAGACTTTAAAAGAAGAAAACCATATGGAATTTTGGACACCAGCGGAAAAAGAATCCTGTAAGTCACGCTACGGTTGTGAAATAATGGTTGAAAATGGTTCTTATGCTGAAGTCTGTACCAAAGAAGCTCCAAATGATGCTTACATTATCAAATACATGGTAGATGATAAGATTTGTTTTGATCTTACAAGAGGAACAAGAACTCGTTTGTTTGATATGTACTGGGATAAGTTTCGTGATAATCTGAAGAGTATTAGTTGGGGTTATGGTAAGCATAATCCTAAGACTTGGGGATATAAATCTCCCGAAAAGAAAAAGCGAAAGTGATTTCCCATATGGGGTAAAAAATTTTCGGGGTAAAAATTCCCTATTAAGATTTTTCAAAAAAGTAGCGAGATGATACAATTTAGTATCTATTGCTACTTTTTTTATGTTGTGATAGAATATATACTATAACGTTCATCCTACGGGACGGAAGTAAGCCGACGCGGAACGGATCGTTCATTCGCTATTCGCAAATAGCGAACGCAAACGCCGACTGAAGGAACGCTCTTTAACCTAAAAACTAAGGAGAACCCTAATGTCACAAGTCGTATATCGTGGTGTTTCTTATGACACCGAAGTTCGTCGCCAGCAACAGCAGGCACAACAGCAACCCCAACAGTATAATGAGACTTATCGTGGGGTTAAGTTTGTAAAGGAGGTGAAGTGATGAAAAAACTCAACTTCCTGCAACTTATCAAAGAACAAAAACAAAAAGAAGAGCGTCGTCATTTAGCACAATTAGCACAACTAATCGGAGCAAAATAATGGCAAATCTCATAGTCTCAATGAGTGCTGGAATCGCTCTTTTGACTATTATTTTATCAATGTATATTCAGTGGCTTTATAAGTGATATTTTTTCCAAAGAGAGGATTGACAAGTCCTCTCTTTTTTTGTATAATCAAAACAGAATATTAATCTAAATGGATAAGGACAAACTTAAATTAATTATTCGGAATATGGAACTGCTCTTGGACGCACTCAAGGCAGAAGTATATCCAGATACTCAGCAATATAAGTATGATGATATTCGTCCAGAAGAAGTTGATTATGATGAGGTTTTTAACTAATGTCGGTAAGAGCAAAAAAACTTATAAAATTGCTTGGAAGATTAATTAAGCAAGATCACTTATATTCCGATGAACAATTAAAGGAAATGAAATCACAGTTGCGAATTATTAAGGAAGAATTTGCAGAACTAGAAGTAAAAACATCAAAAGGATTTGGTAAAAAATGAAACCAATTAAAGCAAAAGACCTTCTTGAACTGGATCGTCATATGAAAGTTGTAATGATTCGTCAGACACAACTTCCTCAGACTCTTGTTTATCAGGCGGGTAAGAACGATTATTCGGAAGATCCCATTCACACCAAAATGACTCCTGGTGAAAAAGATTGTGGTAAATGGGTAATTGAACAACTTCTCGCAAATGAAAGAGGTCATTGGGGACCGCTGGAGCATCCTGCCATCTCTCTGGACTGTGTTGGATTCGTTCATAATGTGATTGTTCAGGCAAGAACTCACCGTGTTGGAGTATCCTTTGATGTTCAGTCTCAGCGTTATACTGGTCGTCGCGTATTGAAGGTTGCTAAGGGAGAACTGAAACCAGAAGAGGTTTATTATGTGCGCCCAGAAGGTCTCTACCTGGACCGTAAAGGGCACAAGTACGAATGGACAAGGGAAGATTATGAAAGGCAGTTAAAGTTCTGTCTGGCGGCATCTGAGAGGTATGCTGAGGGTTACGAACAGCGTGGTATGGCAGAGGAACATCTTCGTGACTACCTTCCTCAGAACATTCGTCAAAACTTTGTGGTCTCATTCTCTCTTCGTGCCGCACTGCACTTCTTAGACCTGAGAGCAAAACTGGATGCTCAAGTAGAGATTCAGGCACTTTGCGAAGGTATGGTCCCTGTAATGAAAGAATGGGTTCCTGAAATCTTCAGTTACTATGAAGAAAAGCGTCTGCACAAGGCACGTCTGAGTCCCTGATCTAAATAATCTTACATATTATTAAAACTTATGGCAATATATCCAATTATTCATAAAGAAACTGGCGAAAAGAAAGTCGTTGAAATGAGTGTTAACGACATTATGCAGTGGTATAAAGACAATCCTGAATGGAAAAGAGATTGGTCTGAGGGGTGTGCTACTCCCGGTGAAGTGGGAGATTGGCGCAATAAATTAATTTCTAAGCATCCTTCATGGAATCAGGTATTGGACAATGCAAGTAAAGCACCAAAATCAACTGTAAAAAAACTCTAATATGGCAAGAAGAAAAAGAGCAGAGCAACCAATCGGGGTTGGTCTTACAACTCGTCAAATGAAGCGTAAAAAACCGTTAAGTGCTGAATATCTAGTAGATATTGACCCACTTACCGAAAATCAAAAGAAACTTTTTAATTCTTATGCCGCCCAAAAGCACTTGGTTGCCTATGGGTGTGCCGGTACGGGTAAAACTTTTATCACTCTTTATAATGCTCTTCGTGAGGTTTTGGATGAAAGAACACCCTACGAAAAAATCTATCTTGTTCGTTCTTTAGTTGCCACAAGAGAAATTGGATTTCTTCCCGGTTCTTATGATGATAAGTCGGACATTTACCAGATTCCTTATAAGAATATGGTGAAGTATATGTTCCAACTTTCAAGTGATGCCGAATTTGAGATGCTTTATGGCAATCTCAAGGCACAGGAAACCATTAAGTTCTGGAGCACTTCATTCCTCAGAGGAACCACTCTCGATAATTCTATTATTATTGTGGATGAGTTTCAAAATATGTCATATCACGAACTAGATTCTATTATCACTCGTGTTGGTGAGAACTCAAAGATTATGTTCTGTGGAGATGCGTCTCAGAGCGACCTTCAGAAAACAAATGAGCGTAATGGAATCGTTGATTTTATGACCGTATTGCGTAAAATGCCATCATTTGATATAATCGAATTTGGTGTAGATGATATTGTTCGTTCTGGACTTGTCAAAGAATACATTATTGCAAAACTAGAAGCAGGTTTTTAATGTTTAATCATCTTGATAATGTACTTCCTCAACTTGAAAGAGAAACAATTGATGGAGTCCGATATTATTCCGTACCCGATGAAGACCAACTACTCAAGTTGGTCTCTATCACTTCCGTAACCAGTCATTTTAATAAGGAAATCTTTGTTAAGTGGAGAAAAAAGGTCGGCACAGAAGAGGCTGACCGTATCACCAAAGCAGCAACAAGTCGTGGAACAGACCTACATACTTTAGTTGAGAACTATCTTTATAATAGGGACCTTCCTCCTGTTCAACCCATATCAGATTTTCTTTTTAAGATTGCTAAATCTAATCTGAATAGGATTGATAATATCTACTGTCTGGAAGGAGCTCTATATAGTAAACAACTTGGTGTTGCCGGTACTACTGACTGTATTGCCGAGTTTGATGGAGAACTTGCCATCATAGACTTTAAGACTTCTAAAAAACCAAAACCAAGAGATTGGATTGAGAATTATTTCGTTCAGGCTATGTTCTATGGAATGGCACTTTACGAGATGACAGATATTAAAGTTAAAAAACTTGTAATTATTATGGCGTGTGAAAATGGTGAATGTGTTGTTTATGAAGAAAGAGACCTGAACAAATATATGAAGCTTGTTGTGGAATATATTAAAAAGTTTGTGAATGATAAACTTGAACTAATGTCTGCTTGACTAAACTATTATTTTATCTTATAATACATATTATTAATGTTAAATTATGGCAAATATATTAGAGACATTTCTAGAAATTAATATAGAATCTATGGAACAAACGGAAACGAACAAAGAATTAGAAAAAGCAATAGAAGATAAGTTTCTTACTCCTTCCAAGTTTGCTTTAGAAATTGAAAAAATAGTTGCGGAAGAAAACTGCAATTATATTGATGCTATTTGTCATTATTGTGAAATCAACGGTATTGATGTAGAATCGGTTACTAAACTAGTCTCCAAACCTCTCAAAGAAAGATTAAAGTATGATGCGATTAGTCTTAACTTTATGAAGAAAACTTCCCGTGCTCGTTTGCCTATCTGATGTCACCTTTTGAAACTTATCAAGCATATTTGGGAATTAAGAATCATTTCACCAATCCCAAATATGATTACTTTAAATATAAAAAAACAAGAGCAACACTTACATCATTTAACAAACGCAAAGACCGATATTTTTTCGAGAAAACCAGTCGTAAGTATTCCGATAAAGAAATAGTAGATTTTTTAGTATCAAACTTTATAGTAGCAGATAATCCCCAAAGCATATGGATTGGCGAAATTATCAATTCTGGAGAAAGAAACTACCAGGAATGGATGAAAAGACAGCAGAGTTTGAGTTACTTGTTCAAGGAGCAATCAACCGAATTGTTCTCGGAAGTAAAATTAGAAGATGCTCTGAACTGCTCCAAAGGGCATCCACCAATTCTAAAAAAATTCCTGAGCGGGAAGATTTGTATTGAAACTTTGGTAATTTATGATATAATATTCCTGTTCGGGAATAAGTTTGACAGGAAACTTCTGGACCCGGTGTGGGAAACCGTAAGTTTAAAAATTAAAAAGTATATGCCGTTTCTAAATATTGATGTGTTTCAGTACAAGCGAATTTTGAGGGATATTGTAAATGAGTAGTTTTTTTGATTCTGAACTTATTCAGGAAGAACTAAAAGAAATTCACGAACTTCAGGAGTTTATATACAAAAGTATTTTAACTTTTGGTATGATGCCCCGAGAAGACAAACTGGAACACATTGAAAAAATGACACGACTGCTTGAAAAGCAGCGAATTATGTACACCAGACTTTCTCTTTCTGACGACCCAGAAGCGGTAGAAATGAAAGAAAACCTAAGAAAGTCAGTTGCTCTGATGGGATTTCCACCAGAGACTGATATGAGCATTCTTTTTGGTAGTATGACAAAAACTATTGAATCACTTAAAAAGTATCTTGACTGATAAGTGATTTTTTGTTATAATATCTAAGTAAATCTCCCGAATCCAAACTATCCGAGGTATCTAAAATGGGTTTTGCCGACCTTAAAAAACAATCTAAACTTGGTTCTCTCACCGAAAAACTGGTGAAAGAAGTTGAAAAAATGAATAATAATACATCATCTGGCGATGATCGTGTGTGGAAACTTGATTGCGACAAATCTGGTAATGGTTACGCAGTCATTCGCTTTCTGCCTGCTCCCGATGGTGAAGATCTGCCCTTTGTGAAACTTTATAGCCACGCCTTTCAAGGTCCTGGCGGTTGGTATATTGAAAATTCTTTGACCACTATGGGGCAAAAAGATCCCGTTTCGGAAATGAATACCGAACTGTGGAACAATGGAACTGATGCAGGTAAAGAACTGGCACGTAAGCAGAAGCGCAAACTGACTTACATTAGCAATATTTACGTTGTGAAGGATCCTGCTAATCCTGAGAACGAAGGTAAAGTCTTCTTGTTCAAGTTTGGTAAAAAAATCTTTGATAAACTCACTGCTGCAATGCAACCTGAGTTTGAAGATGAGGAAGCAATTGACCCCTTTGACTTCTGGAAGGGTGCTAACTTCAAACTGAAGGCAAAGAATGTTGCTGGTTATCGTAACTATGATTCCAGCGAGTTTGCGAATCCTTCTGCTCTCCTAGACAACGATGATGAACTGGAATCAGTCTGGAAAAAGCAATATTCTCTTGCTGAACTCGTCGCTGCCGATCAGTTCAAAACCTATGACGAACTGAAAAAGCGTCTTGGTTATGTTCTGGGTTCTAAAGGTTCTTCCCGTGTGGATGAAGAAGTTGAGAGTGAGGACAACACCCGTGGTTCTGCTCCCGACCTTGATGACGAACTCCGCAGCGAACTTAATAATTTGAAACCGACTCGTCGTGCTCCCGTTGAGGATGATGATGACGATGCGCTTTCATACTTCGCAAAGTTGGCATCTGACGACTGATTCTGTGCTATAATACGGGGGAGGTCAAGGGTCTCCCCTTTTTTTATGAAATCTGATTACTACATTGACCGAATTACAAAAAAACAGGCAGAAGAACTTCTACTGACCTATCACTATCTCAAAGATATTTCAAAGGATTTTAAGTCTGGGTATAATTATGGACTTTTTAAGAAGAATGATTTCTCTCCTTTAAATATTGGACAATTGCTTGGGGCAATAATTTTCACGGGTCTCCCTGTTCCAGAAATTGCCAAAGGCGCTTTTGGTCTAGAACGAAATGAACAACAAGGACTTTTTGAACTTTCGCGTCTCTGCATCCACCCAGACATACAATCTGGTGAGCATAATATCACTTCTTGGTTTGTTTCAAGAGCGATTAGACAGTTACGGAAGGATACTGAAGTTAAAGCAATTATCTCTTACGCTGATAGTGATTTTCATTCTGGCACAATCTATCGCGCTTGTAATTTCCAATATTGCGGACTCTCAGACCCAAAAAAAGACTTCTACTTTGCAGACGGAACTAAACACTCTAGAGGCAAAGTTAAAGGTGCTGCAGGAGAATGGAAAGAACGCTCCCGCAAACACCGATATGTAATGGTCTTTGATAAGTCTTTAAATCTCTTATGGTGAGGTAACTCTGGTATTCTCGGTCTTAATAGTCTTATTATCTACATATTGCGATGACTTACCATAAGTCATTTCTCTTCTAGTATCAAGAAGAACTTGTTGTAAATATCTTGGTTTTAGGACGTAAATACCTCTTTTTTCATTGTTCTTACGAACTTCATATTCGTAATTAGTTATTCCATTAACAGGATTGAGTGTAGTAATAATATTATCTGGATTTGGAATTGTAAAATCAGAATCCACAACTTTACCAGCGGGAAGAATTAAACGATCTTGCGAATCTTTGACTTCTGTAGTTTCATAATGGTGAATTGCATTCAAATCTTCACCATAAATTTCTTCCGCATAATCATAAATTTGTCTATCAGAAAGGGGCCATTGATCTCTTACATTTGTAATTCCAGCAGTTACTAATACAACCCAATCATACTGAACACTTCCGTAAAGTTCTTCTGCAACAAGTTCTGGACGTGATCCATCGGGAATTTGATACTTATCAAAGATAGTGAATACATTTTGTAAGTCATCACGAAGTTTAACTCTACGAAATAGATTTTTTACAAGTAAATAATCACTTGAAGACTTTCTATTCGATAAGAATGATTGATACTCTAAGTTTGGAAGTTCTCTGAAATAGCTCATTAGAATCCTGTTCCCTCTGCGCCTATTCCTGTATCGTAATCCTCAGCATATATTGGGCTGAGTTCTTTAAAAGTAAGACTTAAAACTATATTTACTGGTGCTCCATCAGAATAAGTTGCGTAAGTTCCAGAACCAGTATAATTAACTCCTACTCCAGTAAGAGCACAAATTTTAAATCTATTTAGATATGGATGACGATTTCCTCCACTCATATATTCAAGTCGGAATACATCAGGTGCCTTTAAGAATAATCCACTACCAGTTCCTACTCCTTGTCTTTTTGCAGCACTATATTTTTTAAATTTTCTAATGATTTGTTTGACTACTTGTGCTTCTTTTTGTGAGCGAGGGACCATATCAAATGCAAATGAAAATGGCTGTCTTAAAGAAACACCTGAAAAAATTAATTCAATATTCGAGTTAGTGACTGCTCCTGCGTATCTTGAAAGAGTTTTATCAATAGATGTATTTCCTCCAAATAATATGTTAGTTCCTAGTTTTATTCCTAAAGCAGTATAAAATTTTTGAGCTGATCCACCAGTAAGTTCATCAAGTGCTGTGTTTGCAGTGTTTTTTATTGCGTTTATATCTAAACTTCCTAAATTTTGTAATAAACCTGCTGTTCCTGCTTCTAATGGATTTAAAGAACTTTCTCCCCATCCAGTAGCATTCGTATCCTTTATGTCTTCAGGAATAGGAAGTATAAAATAATCCAATTCTTTCTTTACATCTCTAGGATCTCCTGCTGTTGGTGCTGCAAGAGGAGTGGGACTATTTTGGACAGGTGAAAATCCTGGAGCTTTATATTCAAGCGCAGTAATCTTTAAATAATCATCAGAAGAATCAAGCTTAGTAAGTGGATATCTTAACAGTTCTGCCATTTACTTTTTTAACTATTTAGACGAATATTTCCAAAAGGTAGTTTTCTTAAATCGCTGAGCTCTTCTTGATAAACCTCATACATTCCTCCAGCAACTTCATCCCAAGTATATTGCCTTTCTTCTCCCCAATGATAATTAAATCCTCTAAATCCCCACTTATATACATTCGTAACGGCAACTAGGGGGTTTTGATCGTATCTTGTATTTGGAGTCTTAGCATTATAAACAAAAATGTAAAATGCTCCTGCTCTTGGGGGGTCTTTAGTTTCTCTAAGAATGCCCATTAGTTCAAGCATTATATCATCCGCTCTTTCAGTTCCATTCAGTTCTTTTACGAGTCTTGCTACTCGATTTCTTTTTGATTTTTGTTGAAGAGTCTTTCTTGGCATTACTTGATACCGAGTTCGTTTTCCGTAATTACCTTAAATTCGTATCCACGATCAGCACACCACTCTCTTGCTGCTTCCCACTTGGATTGATTTTTGGCATATTCATAGACCTCACTGATATATTGCTTAGTTTGTCTCTTTGGTTTTGGTGGAGGAATTGTTTGTCTTTTTGGTTTAATCTCAATCATATACTTTTTAATTGCTCCACTACTTTCTTTCACCTTAATTAGAAAGTCGGGAAAATAACGATGAGGTTTTCCGTCTAGTGGAGATTTATACCAAACAAACATTTCTTCATTGGACCATTCTAAAATGTTTTCATTTGTATCACAATATTTCATAAATTTACGTTCCCAACTTGATCTATAGTATATTTCACAGGGATTTCCTTTATATTTTTTTGGAAATTTTGGTGAGTATTTCCCTTGCAAAAATTTTTTCATTTATTTTTATCCCATTTCCATTGCCCCTTTATTCTTCCAAGCACAAAATCTTGTCCCGGACTTTCAATAGATCTTTTATTAATTTTTCCATTATTCCACCACTTTGTTCCTTTTGATAAACCCAATTTATCATTTGGGGGCCTTATTCCTTTTTCTTTTAAAGTTTGTGATATTTGTTTGCGTTGTTTTTGTCCTTCTTCTGTTTGATAGTAATTTAATCTATCTATTGATTTTAATTTTTTATATTCTTCTGTATGTTTTTTTCCAGTCCAAAAATTTCCGTATAATTTTTTATACTCTTTTAATCTTTCACCTTTTGGATCAGGTGCAGATTTTCCTTTATTTTTTAAACTTATTTTATTTTTAGTTTCTTCCGTATGATTAAATCCCAGTAAGCCTTCTCCACCTAATGTTTGATTATATTCTGGGTTAATTTTGCTAATCCAAAATTTTTCTCTTTCTAATAAATTATCCCAATCTTTACATTCTTCTATTTTTTCAATATAAAAATTTTCTTCTCCATATTTTACTATTGCTTTTGCTATTCCACAATTTAAATGTTTTTTATGTTCATTAAATCTTTTATTTAATGATCTAGATGTTATTCCTATATATTTTTTATTATTGATTTTATTAATTATTTGATATACAAACATTATTTTTATGTTAGGTCTCCCTTATATTTATAATTTAACTTTCCGTTGTAAGAAGACATCTAAATAACTGTAGCATAATACTCATATAAGGTATTTAGAGTGTCGACAATAAGACCCAGAAAAATATCTACTTTCAGATCACTCTTTGGAAATCTAGCACAAACATCTCATTATCAAGTAATTTTTGGAGGACTACCTGTTCCCTTGACAAATTATTTGATACGCAGGTCAGTAACTTTACCATTTGTTGCTGAAAATGCGGGTCTGCTTTGTTTCAATGCATCTCTTCCAACAGCATCCTTTGCCACTAAAAATGTTGATGGAAACTTCACTGGAGTTAGTGAAAAATTTGCTACTGCCAGAATGTATGATGAAATTGGATTGGATTTTTATGTTGATAGTAATTATCAACAAATGAAGTTTTTAGAATCTTGGATGGAATTCATTGCAAGTGGTTCTCATAATCCACTTGGAAGTAGTTTGCCGCCAGTCAATCAGGCAAATGCAAACTACTTTATGAGAATGCAATATCCAGAAACTTATAAGTGTAGTTTCACTAGAATTTTAAAATTTGATAGAGATTATAATCAAGAAATAGAATACAGGTTTATAGGTCTTTGGCCTTATGCTATGAGCGCACCTACAATTTCTTATCAATCATCTGAGATTATGAAAGTTTCTGCGACATTTAAATTTGATCGTTACATTGCAGGAAGAGCACTCAGCATCAACACTTTTATAGGTGATGATAATAACAAGCAATCAACTCAAACTGGAGATGTAACAACATCTAGACTGATTCCAGTTCGTGGTAACAGTGGTGTTGTTTTTTATGACGCTAATATAGATACGAGAACAACTGCTGAAGTTAATAGAAGATTCTTTGATGCTCAAGGACGCCCAGTTATCAACTAAATAAATTTACTGAAGTTTTTAGGTTATTATGCCTTTACCAACAATTGCAACACCAACTTATGAGTTGGAAATTCCTTCATTAAAGAAGAAAATTAAATACAGACCTTTTCTAGTTAAAGAAGAAAAGATTCTGATTATTGCGATGGAGAGTGAAGATCCAAAGCAAATTGCAGACGCATTAAAAACTGTAATTGGAAATTGCATTCTAACTCGCGGAATTAAAGTTGATCAATTATCAATCTTTGATATTGAATATCTCTTTCTAAACATTCGTGGAAAATCAGTCGGTGAAGATGTTGATGTTCTTTTAACTTGTCCAGACGATGGAACAACACAAGTTCCTGCAACAATTAATCTAGATGAGATTAAAGTAGTTGTAAAATCAGAACATTCGAGAGATATTAAACTTGATGAAAGTTTAACTTTAAGAATGAAATATCCTTCAATGCAAGAATTCGTTAAGAATAATTTCTCAAACGAAGATAATAGTGGAATTCAAGATACTTTTAATATGATTGCTTCTTGTATTGAACAAATTTATAGTGAAGAAGAATCTTGGGCGGCGGCAGATTCTACCAAAAAAGAATTAAATGAGTTTCTAGAACAACTGACTTCTCAACAATTTAAAGAAGTTGAAAAGTTCTTTGAAACGATGCCTAAACTTTCTCATACTGTTAAAGTTAAGAATCCAAATACTGGCGTCGAAAGTGAAGTTGTACTTGAGGGTTTAACATCTTTTTTCGCCTAGGAATGGCGCACGAAGATCTTGCGTCATATTATAAAACTAACTTTGCTCTCATTCAGCATCATAAATATTCATTAACAGAGTTAGAAAATATGATCCCTTGGGAGCGCGAAATTTATATTACTTTACTCCAACAGTATATCGAAGAAGAAAACCTGAAGAATTCACCGAATGGCTAACGGAACTCCTACAAGTAGTATTGAACTGATAGGTCTTCAAAGTCAGGTAGAAGGAGTTCGTTCGGAACTTGTTTCAACTAATAACGGTCTTATAGGAATTGCAAATTTAATTCGCACTGACGGTGCCCAAGATCAGCAAAGACTTTTAGATGAAAGAAGAGATCAACAACTTTTATCTGAAAGAAAAATTAGAATGGGTCAAGAAGAAGCACTTGAAAGGCAAGTATCTGCTTCTTTTGTAGAACCTGTAAATAAATTAGAAAGAAATTTAAGTTCTACTTTTGGTAATATTCAAAAAGCTTTAAATTTTTTGTTTGTTGGTGCTGTTAGTGGAGTATTCTTAAAAGGTTTAGGTAAAGCAGTTGATTTAGGTAAAAGTACTCTTGCTGGAGTTGGAAGTCTTTTAACAAATATTTTTGGTGCGATAGGATCTGGACTAGGAACTATTAAAAATGGTTTTGGGTCAGTTTTAAAGTCTATTGGTGGGGTTGTGGATGATATATCAAAGGGAATATTATCTCTTGCTAAATCTCCATTTAAAGCTATTGCTGATGCTTTTAGTAAATTATTAGGAAAAGGAACCCCAACGCCAACACCTACTCCAACTCCGAGACCAACAACTACTTCACCTGGAGGTGGTGGTGCTTTAAGGTCTCTACAAAGATTTTTGGGACCAATAACACGACTTGCTTCTGGATTTGGTGCAGTTTCTTCTGCTATGGAGGGGGATTATGTTGGTGCTGGAGTATATGGCGCTGCTGCATTATTACCAAATCCACTTACAGGTTCGGCAGCTTTAGCATATAGTTTTTTTGGAGATCAAATAAAAGAAGGGTTGTCTAATATTACAAATCAATTTGGAAATTTTGATTTTCAAGGTTTATCTATTCCAAATCTTTTTGGAATGAATGATGGAGAAACTAATTTAGATGCCTCAAGTGCTTCTGCAGGTTCTGCAGGAGAAGTGGCAGCTCCTGTTACAAGCACAACAACTTCTGCAGCACAACCAGCAGGACCACAACGACTTCAAGTAATTCCATTTAGATCCGACCAATCTCAAGTTCAAACTCCACCAGCACAGCAAAGGAACTTACAACCTCCCGCAGAACCTGCTCCAGATGTTGTCTATCTTCAAAGTGGCAATCAACAAGAATCTACAGTTGCTTCTAGTGGAGGTGGAACTTTAACTGATGTTCCATTAATTCCTTCTGCAAATCCTGATAATTTTTACACATTATATGCTCAACTAAATTATAATGTGGTGATATAAAATGGCAATAAAACCTACAATTTCTCTCAAAGGTTTAAGATCTTCAGCAGCACAGACAGGGAAAACTGCTAAATCAATACAGTCTTCTTTAACTTCCAATATAAAGCAAAAAACAAATTTATATTCAAGTATTAAAACTATTAAAAAAAGAAGAGAAGAGAGAGATCGAAGAAATATTTTACAAACTCAATTACTAGCACCCACTCTTGTCAGAGCAAGAAGGGGTCCAAAATCTTTAGCGACAACAACTCAACAAGGATTGAGTATTGGTGATAGATTGATGGGATTTTTAAAGTATGCAACTGCAGGATGGCTTTTGAGTAATATACCAACCTGGTCTGCACTAGGAAATCAACTTGTTAGAAGACTTAAAACTGCTGGAAGTATTTTAAGTAATTATGGTGATGAGACTCTAAAAGTATTAACGGGAATTACCAATGTTTTTGGCGCAGCTCTTACTAATATTTCGAGTTTTGATTTCTTAGATAGTTCTTCAAGATTAAAAAATTCATTTGAAAATTTAATGACAAATGTTGATGATTTGGGAAAAGGAATTATAGATGCATTTAATGTAATTCTTCAACCTTTTACTGATATTCCTCCACTTGGTTCAGATCAATTAGAAAGAGAAAGACAACAACAAGAACAGGATAGTGGAACAGGACAACCCCAACCACCATCTGGAACTCGTGGAGGAAATTCTGATTTTTGGACTTTGGTTGCAGTTGTCTCTAGGGAAGATAGTGATCCTCAAGGGCAAGCAGACGTAGCACAATCAATTTATAATCGTGTAGCATCTGGTGCTTATGGATCTAAAAATATTCGACAACTTATTTTAAGAGAAAGTCAATATCAACCAACTTGGGAACGTCCAAAACCAAGAAGTGATAGAAAACAAATACCAAATCCAGAATGGTATGAAATTACTGACGCAGAATCTGCAGCAAAAGCAACTGGATTTTCTGTCTCAACTATAAAGGGAGTTGCTAACAATATTACAAATCCAACATTACAAAAAGAAGCAGTAAAATTTGTTGGTGGAAGGACAGATTTTAAAGCTTCAAATAATCGATTTTCTGGATCAATTCAAAGAAAAGCAGGTGATAATAATTTTGGATGGCAGTATGGATATAGTGGAACAACAGTTGGGCAAATTCCAAATTTAGGTTTAACACCGCCATCAACATCTCCACCTCCAGCAAGACCTGTCCCATCATCTAATTTTGCTCCAGTTTCTGGAGATAGCGGTTCTTCTATGGGAAGAAGACCTGCAAGAGTTCCTTTTAGTCCATTTAAACCTAATTCAGGTGCTGTTATAACTTCTGTTATGGGATTGAGGAAGGGAAAGCCTCACACCGGATATGATTTAGCATCCCCTTCAGGAACTCCACTTTATGCATATTTTTCTGGTATTGTTACACATGAAAATCGTGCTCCTGGAAGAGGTCCCGATCACGGAGCTGGGTATGGGTATTGGATTATATGGAAAGATGATGTTTATGGATCATATCATTTCTTTGGTCACATGTTAAAGCCTGCTGAAGTTAAAAAAGGTCAAAGATTTAATCAGGGAGCATTGTTAGGATATGTTGGAAGTACTGGAAGATCTACTGGACCTCATTTACACTGGGAGATCTCAAAAGATGCTCCAGATTCAATGGGAAATTTTAAAACTCGTGAAGATATTCCAACCTGGTTAAAAAATCACCCAATTAAGAAAACTCCAACCCAAGTAACACCTCAATCAAGACCATCAGTTCCATTAGTTCCTACTCCAGCAGCAACTACTACTCAAGAAGAACAGCAAGCACAAATAGATAGTTCTTATAGAGAAGGTCTTGCGGAAGGAATAACGCAAGAAAGACAAGGAAGAAAAGTAGTTGTAATTGATGATAGAAGTTCTCCCATCATACAACAAGTTGTGTCAGGTGGCGGTGGTGATGGCATTACATTTTCAATTAATGAATCTGCCTTGTTAAATAATTTTATAAAAAATAAACTTCTCTTAGATTTAAATTACGTCTAATGTCAATTAAACAGTCAATATTTGAAGAAATTACGATTGAATCAAATGATCAGTCAAGAACTGTAGATATTACATCAGGTTCTGTGATGATTGATTATTATGAGGATATATTCTCACCAACCATCACTGCAAAAATCAGAGTTATTAATACGGGTAATACAGTTGTCGGTGCAGATAGTAAAGATAATCAATTACAAGCAATTTACACTGGTCTTCCTTTAAGAGGAGGAGAGAGAGTTGGAATGAAAATTGCTGGAAATAGAGAGGGAAATCCAGGACTAGATTTTTCATTTGATCCTAAGACTTATTTGTATGTTTCTAGCATAAGTGATGTAATTGCCGAGAACAACAAAGAAAGTTTTACTCTTCATTTAGTGTCTAGGGAAGCAATCACAAATGAGACAACTAGAGTTGCTAAAAAATATGCAAACTTACCAATTAATGAATCCGTAAATAAAATTCTTACAGATGTATTGAGAGCAAATAAAATTGGTACATTAGATCAAACATCAAATAATTATTCTTTCATTGGTAATCTTAGAAAACCATTTACTGTTCTAACTTGGTTAGCTTCAAAAGGTGTTCCAGAAAAATCGGGAAGTGGCACGGCGGGGTTTTTCTTTTATCAGACAGTTGATGGATTTCAATTTAGATCAATTGATTTATTAACTCAACAACCAAAAAAAGAGACCTTTACATATAGTGAAGCAACTGAAACTTATGATGCTGAAGGTCAGAGAACGAATAATGACTTTAAAATTTTAAATTATACGATACAAAAAAATCAAAATTTAATTGAAAAACTAAGATTAGGAACATATTCAAATGTCAGATATTTTTTCAATCCATTAACAGGATCTATTACTGAACCAGGCAAAGTTACATTCAAGTATAGTGATTATGCAGACAATACAAACAATCTTGGAAAAGAATTAATTAATTTACCTAAAATTTCTGATAATGCTGGGAAAACTTTAGGAGATTGTCCGACGAGAATTATTACAGGAGTTCTTGATGTTGGAACAATGCAACCGGGAATTTCTACAAGCACAAATGCAGATCCAACAGAATACCAATCGCAAGTATTGATGAGATACAATAATATGTTTATGCAAACTTTGAATGTGATGGTTCCTTCAAATACAAATCTGAGAGCTGGTGATGTAATTGAATGTCTATTTCCTAAGATTTCAAGAGCATCTGCTAGAGAATATGATGAGGATCAAAGTGGTCTATATATGATTAAAGAGTTATGTCATCATTTTGATGCTACTCGTTCTTATACCTCTTTAAAATTAATTAGAGATACTTTTGGTAGAAAATAAACAAATATGTTAGACCAATCATTACTTCAAAGTCATTTTATAGGTAGGGATGGTTTCCGTTGGTGGTTGGGGCAAATTCCTCCTGTTGAAGTGTGGCAAGAACAAGCAGATAAAAATGGTTGGGGTCTTAGAGTTAAGGTTAGAATTCTTGGTTATCATTCTCTTGACCCTAATGATTTGAGTGATGAAGAATTACCTTGGGCTCAGGTAATGTTGCCAACAACTGCTGGATCTGGTGGTGCTTTTTATGGCACAAATCCAAAAGTAAGACAAGGTGATATGGTAATTGGGTTCTTTATGGATGGTGATAATGCCCAAATTCCTGTCATTATGGGTGTATTGGGAAAGACGGATACTTGGGGAGATTTAAATTATCAAAATCCATTTACACCTTTTACTGGATATACTAAAAATATACCAAAACCAGATTTATCTATGAGAGGATTACCTACAGGGACTCCTACAAATGAAGGTACTATCACTTCAGGAGGAGTACCTCCGGCAATTGATCCTAATAAAGGACAAACAGCATCGAGTGCAGTAGGAACAAAAGTTGTATTGGCAAATACTTGTGAGAACACAACTCAACCAGTAATTAAATCGGAAATTGATAATTTACTTAAATGGATTCAAGATAAACAGGCAAAAATTGGCGAATATAATTTAAAAGTTAGAAATACTGCTGAAGTTATTAAAGGTGCTTTGGGTTGGGTAATCAATGAGATGTTTAAAAGGTTAGAATTATTTCTAGTGGGTGATGAAAAAAAACCTGGAATCATACCAAGAGGAATACAAGCTTTATATATTGCAGTTTATGGAGCAACATACGCTGCTACTCAAAATCCAGCAATTGCACACGAAGCAGGATGTAGGGCAGAAAATGCCTGTATTGTTCCAGTCCAAATACTTGAAAAGGCGATTATTTGCATTAAAAATGCAGTTGTGGATGGGTTAGCAGGATTTATAGTAGAAATTCTAAACTCACTTATTCAAAATGTAAAATCTTTTGTAACATGTGCCGCAGAACAATTTATTGGTGTAATGTTAAACGCAGTTGTAGATCAAGTTTCTGCTGGTTTAACTTCTGCCCTAGATGGAATTCTTAGTATTTTGGGAGTTGCTTTTAATGTTGCTAGTTTCTTACGAGGAGGATTAACTGGTTTATTCGGATCTCTTGATTGTGGGCAAAGTAATACAAAATGTGACGGAACAAAAGAATGGATTATTGGTGTTGGCCCAAAAAATCCTCAAAGTACTAATCTTCAAAATATTATGGATGCAGTTAATAATGTATCATCTCTTGTGGAATCAACGGTTCAAGGAGTATCTGGAGTATCACAAAGTTTTCAAAATTCTGTAGATTCAATCAATTCGGCTGTGGATATTTTGAATGGAAATTCTTCTCTAGAATTTGGGGGAGACATTAATTCTTGCTATACTGGAACTCCAACAAGTTGTGGTCCTCCAACTCTTAAGATTTTTGGTGGGGGTGGTATAAATGGCGCTGCTGCTCCAATTTTTGGATCTATAATTCAAAGTACATCTTTATATCAGAACGTTTTCCAAACAACTAGTATTATTGGAGCTACTATTACAAATGCAGGTTCAGGTTATCGTTTCCCACCATTTGTTGAAATCACAGACAATTGTGGATTAGGATACGGAGCAAAGGCAAGATCTGTAATTAATGATAAGGGAGAACTTGAGGCGATTTATATTGTATCTCCTGGAATTGGTTATCCAATTGGAGATCAAGAACCTAGTGGAGTTACGGATACTGTAATTCAATCTTCTGGTCTTAATTACTCTGAAGGTGATACGGCAACTGATGATTTTGGAAATGAATATGATTTAACTATTGAAGATGGGCGTATTATATCTGCTAGACCAATAAATAGTGTTGAAATTACAGATCTTCCTAGAATTACTGTAAATTCTGAAACAGGATTCGGTGCTGTTATAAGTCCAGTGTTTGGTCCTATTTTCCTAGGAACTAAAATTCAAACACAAATAGATTGTCCAATATAATTTAAAATGGCAGATATCGCACTAAAATTAAATTATGAAGCTAAGGACTTTATTAGCGTTGGTCCAAATTTCGTAATTACAACTAATGATCCTCGACCAAACGCAGATTCATCATCAATTTTTAACATATATTCTTTTACCAAAGAAAATAATCAACATCTTCAAACTTTTAATGAGTCTGGATCTTATAAGATTTTAAATGACAGAGGTATTGAAATTTCTGCGGGTAAAAAAGGATCTGAAGGTGATGTAGATATTTGTATTACGGGTCAGGGTGGAGATATTACAATTACAGCAACAAGTACTGGTGCAGTTAAAATCAAAGCACACACTGTAATGATAGAAGCTGGAGAGGACTTAGATCTAAAAGCAGGTAGAAATGTTAATATAAATGCAGGGTCTGGAAGAATTAAATTAGAGGCAGATAAAATAGATGAAATTGCGATAAATGGTAATGCAGTTACTAATAATTTCCTTGTGAGGGCATTTTCTTTGGCACATAATTATGATGCAGTATCTCAAATAGCACAAGGTCAAGATTTACTTTCATCAATACTAGGATCTGTAGGAGTAATCTAATGGGACTTATTTCACTTGTATTAAAATTTTTAGGGTTCCCAGATTTTCCCGAAAAAGGAAAAAAAACCTTTAATTCCACTGAAACTACTTTTGGTAGTAATGTAATTATTTCAGGAGAAACCGTTCAGCAAAGTAATTCTGTAACATTAAGAGAAAAATTACTTTGTGGTAACTTATGGATGCTTAAAAATCCATTTGATCTAAAACCAGTAATTCCAAATATTTTTGGTTCTTTTGGAATTATTGCTGGATGGTCTGGAGTCTTTGTAACTGGAATCACACAAACTCTTGGAACAGTTTTTGAAATTGGATCATCTATAAAAACAGGTGCCTTAGATGTGGATTATTCTGCAATAACTAATAATTTTGCAGGATTAAAGGCTGACGTAGTTCCAGAGCATTTTACTGTTACTCCATCGGATGATTTAACCTCTCCAAAGGGGAATTTAAATGGGTTTTGGTCATTTAATGGATTTAAAATATCAACAGATCCAGATGCAACATCAGATATTCGTTTAAAAAAGAATATTGAGAGATTTGAAAATGGTCTGGATATTGTTTTGGATTTAAAACCAGTTCGTTTTGATTGGAGAGAAGATAAGTGCCCTTCTTCATTTTTACAAGAATTCAGAGAACCTGATGATGAATATGGTTATCCTGGAAAAGTTAAAAGACAATATGGACTTATCGCACAAGAAGTTGAGGAAATCGCTCCTGATCTTGTCGGTGAAAGAAAGATGTATGATGAAAATTATAAGTTAATTCGCTATGAAAAACTTGTTCCTATTTTAATCTCAGCAGTTCAGGAACAACAAAAACAAATTGAAGAACTCCAAAAACAGATTAATGATCTAAATCAACAAAATAAATAAAGAACAAAGAGAGATTGAATAAAAATGATTGATGAAAATTTGAGAAGTGATGTTCTTAAAATTCTTGAAGACGAACAGAATCAACTAATTGGGGCCTTAGAATCTCAAACTAATTTAACTGTTCCCGAAACAATTACAGTTGTTGAAACAGAACAAAATTCTGATGGAACTTTAACTGAAAAGGTTACGGAACAACCTAGTAATTATATCAACGAAGGAGTTGATTCAGAACTTAGATCTAAGTTCGCTAATGAAGCAGAAACTCTTCAAGCATTCTGTAAAATCATAGATGATGAAATTATTTCTTTGAATAATCAAATTAATGTAAAAAAAGAACAAATTGTTATTTTATCTGACGAAGCAGCAACTGGTAATTGTTGGCCAGGAATTGCCTACAGTGGTGGTATTTTTAGTTTTCTGGGAACATTTTATGGAACTAATGTTACTGTAAAGGAAGAGGTTGAAAATCTTCGTATATATCCAAATGTCGCAGGACCTACAGCAAGATATGATATACTTAATCCCTTTGAACCAGACTCTGTAAATAATCTTACTCCTGAATATTCTGGATATGGATATCGAAATTTGCAAGATCCTAATTTCTATAAAAATAAAGATAGGACATTAACTGGAAATAAAGTTGATGGTAGTGGAGATAATATAGGAAATGGTAGATTTGATATATCAGAAACTCAATCTGATCATAATGCAAGAGTTATAAGTGTATTTCGTACTTATAGTGGCGCTACTAATCCTGCCAGATGCGTTGGAATTGGAACTAGTATTCGAGTTTTATACAACGAAATTATTGATCTAAGAAAGCAAAGAGATTCTTTAAGAGAAGATTTAAACACAATCAAAGAAAATAAAAGCGAAAAAGAACTTGCTGCTTGGGGATCTAAAAGAATTGATAATCAAATTGTAGCAAGAGAAACAAAGAATCTAGGAGCAATTGCCTCAGTTAAAAATTATAATACTGATGTAACAATAAATGCTGATGCTACTGTTTTATATCTAGATGTTGGAGATCCTGATTCATATTCGGGTATTGGAACAATTTGGTATGATAGAAGTGGATATGGAAATAATGCAACGATATATCCAATAGGTACTTCTATTTCTTATAGTATTTCTGATGGCAATTACTTTACATTTAATGCAATTGATCAATATGTACAAACTGGAATTAAAACAACAAATCAAGCTAATGTTTTGGGTGTAGGAACAACCTGGACAATGGAAACCTGGTTTAAGGTTAATGGAGGTCCATCCAGTATCTTTAATTCAGTTGTATCTGCTGCTGGCACAGTTAGACCTATTTCTGGCATTATTACTGGTATTACAACCACAAGTATTGCTGTAGGTCAAAATGTTGTGGGATTATCGACTATTGTTTCTGTTGGAACAACGGTAACTGCAATTGGAATCGGAAGTGTTTATATCAGCCCCAAATCTCTCAATAATGATACAGTTTCATCAACTTTTAGTTTTGGAAATTACTTGAATTATGCAAACACAATTGTAGATGTAAATTCAACTTCTACAAGCACTAATATGCTGGGAGTTTCTTATGGACAAAGTGGAATATTCTCTGGGATTTCTAAAAACAGATTAATCTATACTGTTTCTTCTGGAGCTGCAACTACAACTCTTGTTGGATCTGCAATTACAAATGGTGCTTGGTATCACGGTGTTGTTGTAAGAAACGGAACAAATAATACCAAACTCTATGTCAATGGTGTTGGAGTTGCTACTTATTCTGGGGATGTTGCTTTGGGAACCGCAAGTACAACTACAACTAAGATTGCTGCCTGGACTGATGAAAACATTTACTCTAATATATCAGTATCGGTCGTAAAAGTGTATCAGAGATCTTATACGGATGATGAGGTCAAGAACAAATTTGACGCTTCCAGAGGCAGATATGGGATCATTGGGACTTGACACCCGCCCCGGGGTGCTCTATAATACGTGGGTAATCAACAAAACCACCTAATGAGTATCACACAAGAAACTGTACAAGGCATTGTAATTGACGTATGCACTAAGTCCTTCTTGCTTCTCAGCGATCAAGGAAGTACCAAAGAGGTCAATTGTGAAACCACCGAGCAGTTTATGAATGTGTTGGAAGTTGTGACTGCCAATCTTGAACCTGACCAAATCCAATATGCAGACCTTGCAGTTTATGGGCAGTGATGCTATACTATAAATAACGAAAAAATGGAAGTTTTCACCGTGGAAGAATTTCAAGAACGTTTTGACGAACTGATTGAGAGAGTTGAAAACGGAGAGAGTTTAGGTATAATTGGTGAAGATGGGCGGACAGCAGTTATGATGCCTGCGGATGAGCAACTCATACGAATATACACTGAGTTGAACAACGAAGCACCCTGATTCTCGGGGTTTTATGGGACTGTCGCCTATTGGTTAAGGCCCACTGCTTATAACGGTGTGAACTGTGTTCAATTCACAGCAGTCCTACCTTGCTGGTTTAGCAATCTGGCGAATGCAATCGACTCATAATCGATGGGAGGCGAGTTCGATCCTCGCAACCAGCACTTGACCACTACAACTCTATGAGTTATAATGGTCTCACAAGCGAGTATGGTGGAATCGGTAGACACACCAGACTTATGAAAATTGAGCCTCATTTAGGAAACTTTATGAGTGTAATTCCTCAAATTCGGTGAAACCTGTAAAATGGCAATACCGAGCCAAGCATCGTAAGATGAAGGTGTAGAGACTAGACGGGGAACACCTAAACCGAAAGGTATGGTGAAGGTATAGTCCAGACCACAAACCGAAAGGGTAGTGAAAACTATAGTGGTAAGAAAATCTGTTGGGCATTGCCCGTGGGAGTTCAAGTCTCCCTACTCGCATTAAAATAAATATAAGATGTCGGGCACAAAACCCTATGTCTTTTAAGTACAGAATCAGTCACGCATACTGTTGGTACAATAATGGTAGTATGATTGTGAAAATGTACTTCATCAACGAGATTCCCTTTACCTTTGATGAGCTCCCAGACGGGCACTTATACGACCAAGAACTCTGTAGAACAGCAGACAAATATAGAGCTTTTGAACCAGAAGACTTATATAAAAACTCGTTCTATCTTATAGACGAAGAGGCACATCCTTGCTTGTTCCCAATGGACCTAGAAAACCCAGAGGATATGCCACCAGATGTAGAATATCTTTTTGATGAGGAAGATTTGACCAGCTAAATAAAAGATAGCAATAATTTAGAAGTCATAATACGATGCCTCTGAATAAATTAGACAATTTTATTAAGAATACCGAAGGTCGTATTCTTTATGTAAATCCAAACGACCTTGATTCTACTGATGGTATTGAAAATCAAGGCAATTCTCTTGCTCGTCCATTTAAAACGATTCAGAGAGCACTTTTAGAAGCGGCAAGATTTTCATATGTACGGGGAAATAATAACGACCTCGTAGAAAAGACGACAATTCTTCTTTTTCCTGGAGAACATCTAGTAGATAACCGCCCAGGATGGGCAATTTACGATAATTCTGGAGCAAAAGCAGTTAGTAGATCGGGGTCAGAATCTGTTGCGTCTTCAGTATTTTCTCTTGGTTTAGAATCTAATTTTGATTTAAACCAAGAAGATAACATTCTTTATAAGTTCAATAGTTACTATGGTGGTGTTGTAGTACCAAGAGGAACTTCAATTGTTGGTCTAGATCTTAGAAAAACAAAAATTCGTCCAAAATATATTCCAAATCCAACTGATGATAATGTAGATAATTCTGCAATTTTTAGAATTACTGGTGCTTGTTATTTCTGGCAATTCTCCATGTTTGATGGGGACTCAAGTGGATTGGTTTATACAAACCCCGATAATTTTGGTGGAGTTTATTTATCAACACCTAACTTTTCTCACCACAAACTAACTTGCTTTGAGTTTTGTGATGGTGTAAATGAAGTAAGTTCTTATGGTCTCACAGACCTTGATATGTATTATAGTAAGGTCTCTAATGCTTATAATGCATATCGTGAAATTCGTGAAAAATTTCCATCTGATTCTGATGGATTTGCAAAGAGAAATCCAGAATGGGAAATTGTAGGAGCTTTTGCTTCAGATCCACTCGAAATTTCTAACATTATTTCTGGAAATGGTTTTGTAGCAAGTGCTGTTGTGACCGTGACAACTACACAAGAGCACGGTTTAAATGAAGGAACTCCGATCAAAATTAAAGGAGTTGGTGATGGCACTGGTCTAACGGACAACTATAATATTTCAACTACTGTTCAAAATATTCTGAGTCCAACTTCATTCACTTATCTTTTACCTGCACTAGAATCATATGTAACAATTTCAGCAAGTCCAAGTTTTTCTGGCGCAACAGTTACTGTAGAAACTGATACTGTATCAGGTGCTTCTCCGTATATCTTTAACTGCTCTCTTCGTTCAGTTTGGGGTATGAATGGACTTCATGCTGATGGAAGTAAGGCATCTGGTTTTAGAAGTACCGTTGTAGCACAATTCACGGCAGTTTCTCTACAAAAAGATGATCGAGCATTTGCAAAATACGATAAACCATCGAGAACCTATCAGTCCGTAAATTATAGTACAGTTTATGGTGCTGCTTTATCGGAAGGATCCTCTCAAACAGATGAAAGTAAAGTCTATCATTTAGATTCCGATGCAATTTATCGACAAGGGTGGGAATCTTCGCATATTAAGATTTCAAATGATGCATTTATTCAGGTAGTTTCTGTATTTGCGATTGGATTTAATAAGCATTTTGATGCTCAAACTGGTGGCGATGCTTCAATTACAAACTCTAACTCTAACTTTGGACAGATTTCTCTAAGTTCTTCTGGATTTAAAAAAGAATCATTTGAAAAAGATAATAGAGCATTTATTACATCTATTATTCCCCCAAGAGCAATTACTGGAGTAGAAGAAGAAATTGATTGGGTATCTTTAGATGTTGGATTAACAACTTCAATAGGAGTTACGAAAGGAATTTCAAATCATTTATATCTTTTTGGATTTACTTCTCCAGATAATCCACCATCATCAATTACACAAGGATATAGAATTGGTGCGAAATTAAATGATAAATTGCATTTGATTGGACTAGGAGTAACTTACTCAGCTTCCATCTATATGTGTGATAATGAAATCAGTATATCTGGTTTTACCACCGCTCTTGGAAGTACAAGTTCTGTTAAAACATATACTGTAATTTCTGGTCCTACTGCAAATTCTTTTAATGTTGGATCTAACAGTGGTATTTTAACTGGAGAAAAAGTTAAAATCATAAGTGATGATGGTGATTTGCCCGAGAATATTGAAGCACATCAAACATACTATGCAATTAAAGATAGTAGTAATGCAATTAAATTAGCATCTTCATATACAAACGCACTTCAAAATCAAGAAATTGATGTTTATGGTGGAACAAATCTAAAAATCTTGAGTCGTGTTTCCGATAAAGATGTTAGAGAACTTGGATCTCCAATTCAATATGATGCTGAATATGGTAATTGGTTTATTCACGTCAATTCTGGAAATGAAATTTATAATGCATTTGCTGCTGGTGGCGTTGAAACTTATGGAGAAACAACTGACGTTGCTTTTGTAAAGAGAATTTCTGACGAAAGAAGTCTAGATGAAAAACTCTATAAGTTTAGAGTTGTAATTCCGAAAGAACTATCAAACTCAAAAGATCCAGAATCTGGATTTATTCTTCAAGAAAGCAGCACTACTGGATCTAGAAGTAGTGTAGATTTTACGAGAACAAGTATTGGAAGAACTGATTATGATTACAATAAAAATCCAAGATTCATTTCAACTTGCACTGAAAGTTCTGGTACAGTTACAGTAATTTCTGAGCTCCCTCATAATATCCAAGTGGGTGAAACTGTTATTATTAGAAATGTTAAGAGCTCTACAAATTCAACTGGAACTTTCAATTCTGGATATAATGGTTCATTTGAAGTCACTGGAGTTACAGATGTAAATACCTTCAGTTACTCGACCAATAACTTAGTTACAGGCGCTACTCAAACGACAGGAACTTTTACGAGTAATACAAGCGTAAGAGATGAAAATCTTCCAAGATTTGAACGAAATGATTGGAAAGCAAATCTATTTGTTTATCGTAATGAAGTAATTTCTCCTTATATTCAAGATAAGCAAGATGGAATTTATCATCTGTATGTTTTAAATGCAAATAATCAGGTCACTGAAGAATTTACAAGTCTAAAATTTGGACAACTTCCTGCTGATCTTTATCCTCAATTAGATCGTGATAATGTAAATGATAATCCAAGATCAGCAAAAACTTATGCAAAGCGTGCTCCAATTGGTGATGTTGTAACAAATGATCTGAAAAAAAGTATTACTAGAGAAACATCTGACTTAATACTCAAAGAAATTGGAATTGGACTCTCAATTTCTTCCTTTAATTCTGGAACTAGTACAATAAATTTCTCAAGATTCCACGGATTATCTGGTATTGTAACTGGATCCGTAACACCAGGTTCTACATATAATCCAGGAACTTATTATGGGGTCAAACTTTTAAACGGTTCTCAAACTGGAACATGGAATGGAGCAACCGCAAATGTTGTTGTGTCTGGTGCTGGAAATTCCATCACTTCTGTAAATATTATGAGTCCTGGATCTGGATATAGTGCTACTGCATTATATTTTGATCAAAGTAGAATTGGTGTTGGGGATAGTGCTGCAAGATATACAATCACCACAGTGGGAATTTCTACAAATATTGGTGATGTCGTACAAGTTACTGGAACTGGAACTACCTCTGATGGATATTATCGTATATCATCTGTTCCATCTTCAACTTCTGTTGCAATTGCTAGAACAAGTGGAGATCCCACAATTCTTTCGGGACAGTATGCTTTTGTTGTAGGTCCCTCTATACAAATTACATCCTCAAATTATACTTCGGCAACAGGAATCACAACATTTATAACTTCTTCTGCACATGGATTGTTAGTTGGAAATAAATTTAGAATCATAGATTCAAGTAATAACAATCTTGGTGACTATGTTGTAAAAGACAGACAAAGTGTAACCTCATTTACGGCAGTTACAAACCAATCAATTTCTGCAGTAAATGGTTATGTTCTTAAGCACGGTCTATCCTCAAATGGTGGGGTTTCTGATGTAACAGGAGAAAATCTTGGTAGTCGCGGCGTTTCATTTTATGATGGAAGAGCATTTAAACTTAATGCTAGTGTGACATCTACCGCAACAACAATCTTTATCAGTAATATTGTTGGTATTGCAACGGCGCAAAGATTACCTCTTGGATCTTATATTCAGATTGATAATGAGATTATGAGAGTTACCAGTGATAATAATTCCACTCAAGCAACTGTAGAACGTGGTATTTTTGGAACTGTTTCAGAGGCTCATGATAATGATTCCTTAGTTCGTAAAATTGATCCAGTCGCAATTGAATTCCGCAGACCTTCAATTATTCGCGCATCAGGTCATACTTTTGAATATCTTGGATATGGTCCTGGTAACTATTCAACTGGATTACCTCAAGTTCAAGTTAAGACATTATCAGAAGCAGAACAATTCTTCTCACAAGCTCAGGAAAGATCTGCTGGAGTTGTTGTCTATACTGGTATGAATAATAATGGCGATTTCTTTAATGGAAACACCAAAACTATTGCAGCAAGTGGAGAAGTTGTTTCTTATGATATTCCAACTCCAACTGTAACTGGTGAAAATTCTAAAAAACTAAGTTCTGTATTTGATGAAGTTACTATTAAAGATAGACTTCTCGTTGAGGGTGGAGTATCTGGAACAGTTCTTTCTCAATTTGACGGACCAGTTACTTTCAATAAAGAAATTAAATTAAAAGCTGCTGGAGTTTTTAGTGCTGGATTAAAAGTTACAAATAATACTCCATCAACATCAACAACCACTGGTTCATTAATTGTATCTGGTGGAGTTGGAATTGGTGGAAGATTAAATGTTGGTGGAGCAGTTGATTTTGATTCAACTCTAAATGTAGATGGTGCGGCAACTTTCCAAAATAGTGTAACATTTAACAGTTCTATTGTAGTAGATTCAAACTTAAGATTCAATGATAATGATCATTTGTATCTTGGGAATGGAAATGATTTAGACATTTATCACGATGGATCAAACAGTTATATTAAAGATTCTGGAACTGCTAGTTTAATTCTACAATCCAATCTCTTAGAAATTAGAAATGCTGCTGGAACAGAAACTCTTGCTACATTCACAGAAAATAGTGCCGTAAGTCTTTATTTTGATAATTCAGTTAAATTATCTACAAAATCTGCTGGTATTGATATAACAGGACAACTTGATGTAACTGGAGATATCACTGCTTTCTATACTTCTGATCAAAGATTAAAGGATAACATCGCTCCTATTCCCAATGCACTAGATAAAGTATTATCCTTAAGTGGTAATACTTTTGATTGGAATGATAAATCTGGAAAAGAAGGAACAGAAGTTGGTGTCATTGCACAAGAAGTTCAAGCAGTTCTTCCTGAAGTGGTAATTGAAAGAGATAATGGATATCTTGCAGTCCAATATGAAAAACTTGTTCCCCTCTTAATTGAAGCGATTAAAGAACTTAAAGAAGAAATTAACGAACTTAAAGGAGTTAATTGAAGATGGCATTACAAGCATCTGGTCCGATTTCTTTTTCTCAAATTGCAAATGAATTTGGAACACCACCTGGAATAAATTTAGGTGCTTATAGAGTAAGTCAAAATGTGGGGTCTTTAAGTAATCTTGCATTAGATAACGCAGTAAATGCTTCTGGAATTGTTACTGCTTTAATACCCCAATCAGGTGCTATTAAGTTTAGTGATTTTTATAATAAAAAATTGAATGTTATTGTTGATTTGTTTTCAGTTCCAGATTATTCTCAAAGACTTGTTGCAAGATCTAGATATCCAAATAATTCTATTCCTATAATTCCTTCGGGTGCAGTAAAAAGTAATCCATCTAGTACATCGGGGACTAGAATAATTATCAATGTCAATAAAATTATTGGATCCTCTAAAAATAATATTAATCAAGTTGCCGTAAGAACTGGATCTTGGGATACTAATACTCAATTAGAGATGCAAATTGGTCAAAATGCACAGATTTATGGTGCTGGTGGAAATGGTGGTGCAGGAGGATCTAACTCTCAAGCAGGACAACCTGGAGGTTCTGGAACTAGTGCATTGGGAATTGATTATCCAGTTACTGTAGTAAATAGAGGATATATTCAAGCAGGTGGTGGTGGAGGTGGTGGGGGTAGTTGGATTAATAGAACCACTAGAACTGGATCTTTCACTCGAAATAGAAGGGAAAGAAGATCTGGTGGTAATGGTGGTGGAGGAGGAGCTGGATTCCCTCTTGGAACTGGAGGACCTGGCGGATCTGGATCCGCTAATAACGGAAATCCTGGATCTTCAGGAACACTTAGAACTGGCGGCCCCGGTGGGACAAACGGTGGAACTGGTGGTGCAGGTGGAGGAGGAGGAGCTGGTGGACGTTCAGGAACTGCAGGTGCTGCAGGCAATGCAGCAGGAGGTGCCGCTGGTGGTGGTGGAAGAGCAATTATCATTTATAATAATGGAACTGGTACAACTATTAGAAATGTTGGTGCCGGAACTATTATTGGAAGTACGATTATCAATACAATCCCACAATAATAAATAACTAAAAATACTATAAGAAATGGCAAATAATTATAGAAAGTCATTTAATTTTAGAAGTGGCGTTCAGGTTGATAATGATAATTTTATTGTAGATCCAAATGGATTAGTCGGAATTGGTACTTCTATTCCGACTGAATTTTTTGATCTTCGTGGAAATGCAAAAATTGTTGGATTAGTTACGGCAAATAATCTAGCAGTATCTGGAGTCTCCACATTTTATAATGATGTAAAAGTAGGAACAGGAATTACATTTAACCCTTCTACTGGGGCAGTTAATGCGACAACATTTTATGGAAGTGCTGGAGGTCTTACAGGATTTTATGCTGTTGCAATTGATGGATGGTACATAGACATTCCCAACTCTGGAATTTTTACAACATTTAAAGTTGGTATAGGAACTACTTTTCCTCAGTATTCTTTGCAGATTGGAGAGGATCCTATAACTGGGACTGGATTTTCTGTAGATGAATTGACAGGTAACGTATATACTACTGGAATTATTACTGCAAACTCTTTTGTTGGAGTTGGAACAGGATTAACTGACCTAAATGCGTCGAATATTTCTTCGGGAACAATAAGTTCGGAAAGATTACCAGTTCTTCCTAATGCTAAAATTCCAGATAATTTCCAAGTTGCTGGAATTATTACTGCCCTAGGTTCATTTAATGGAACTCTAGTTGGGATTGCATCTACAGCAAGAGATTTAACTTCTAATGCTACAATTAATATAGAAGCAGCAACTGTTGGAGTTTCTACAATTTCCACAAGACTTAGAACAAGTGGGTCAGTTGGAGTGAATACAGATGTACCTTATGCTGCTGTTCACGTTGTAGGATCATCGAGCACTACATTACATCTTACTGCAGATACAACTAATATTACTTTAGGTAGAAGTTTAAGTCCGACGGGAAATACTGGAGGTCTTAGATTTGGTAATACGAATGGATTATATCCTTCAAGCACAACTAGGTCTTTAGACATTATTAACTATGATACTGGAAATTTAAATTATTATTTACATTATGGAGTCTCTGGAGTTGGAACTGGCAATTTCAATTGGATATATGCTCCAGATTCAACAAATGCATTGATGACCTTGACCTATGGTGGAAGACTTGGTATAGGTATTACAAATCCAACACATAGTCTTGAAGTAAATGGATCTGCACAAGTTACATCTTTAAATGTTAGTGGAAGTGTTTATGCAACTGGTGTAGGAGCTACTGTAACTGTAAGAGATCTTTATATTTTAGATGGTCAAAATGGTGTAGTAGATGCTGACGGATCTTCTTTGTTTGATTTACCATTAAACTTTACCTCTGGAATTTCAACATTCTATGATCTTAAAGTAACTAATTTGGGACTTTTTGAACAAAAAATTGGTATTGGAAATATAAATCCATTAGAACCTTTACACATTGGTGGTGATTATTTAATTGATCCAGAAGATGCTGTAGTTATTAATTCTTCTGGAATTGGAATTGGAACAACGGCACTTAGATATGGAGCAGGAATTGAAGGAATTAGTGTAACAGCATTATTTGGTTCAGTTGGAGTAGGAACAACTAATCCAGATAATCCAAGTGATCCAGCTGGAACAAGAGTACGTGTAGATGGAGATGTGGCAATTAGAGCTGGAGATCTTTATGTTGGTGTCAGTACGGCAAGGGGTGTAATATTAACATCTCCAAACGGAACAAAATATCGATTAACTGTCTCTAATACTGGAACTTTAAGTACTGTTTTAGTGCCATAACAACCACTTTCCAAACTGGCACACAGGGGGTCGCAAGACCCCTTTTTTGCTGCTATAATACTTTCATATTCAGCAGAGAACCGTGATTCAACTCCGTCCTCACCAACAGACTGCTCTGGATGCCCTCGCTCAGCATTCTAAGGGTATCTGTGTGTTCCCGACTGGTGGTGGTAAGACCAACGTGGGAATCTTCGATGCTATGCGTGAGTTTCAGTCTGACGCCCCTAAGACCGTTGTAGTGGTTGCTCCTCGCATTCTGCTTGCCGAGCAACTCTCCAGTGAGTATCTGGAGTTCATCACTACCGTTGCTGTGCTTCACGTTCATTCGGGTGAGACGCACCACTATAGCACGACCAAACCCGCAGAGATTTACAACTGGTGCCGTCGTGCCTACAAGCATCAACTGATTTTCACCACCTATAACTCTCTGCAGCGTCTGGTTGATGCAGATATTGAGGTGGATACGATCTACTTTGATGAGGCACATAATAGCGTTCAGCGTCACTTCTTCCCTGCCGTTGAGCACTTTGCTGCTGAGGCAAAGCGTTGTTATTTCTTCACCGCCACGCCCAAGTATTCTGTGACTGTGGGTAAGGCAGGTATGAACGACGCTGATGTGTATGGTCAAATCATCGCTAAGGTTCCTGCTCCTGAACTGGTGGAGGGTGGTTACATCATTCCCCCTAAGGTCATCACCGCCCCGATGCGCCTCTCTGTGAAGGGTGAGGACATCGCCCAGCGTGACTGTGAGTATCTGCTCCAGATCATTCAGGAGAACCCTGTGGATAAGATTCTGGTGTGTGCGAAGGCAACCAAGCACATCATCGGTCTGCTGTCTGAAACTGACTTTGCCCAGCAACTGGAAGAGGCAGGATACTCTGTGCTTCACATCACCGCAAAGCACGGTGCTTTTATTGACGGTCAGAAAGTCAATCGTGAGGTGTTCTTTGATACGCTGAATGAGTGGGGCAAGGATGCCGACAAGAAGTTTGTGGTTCTTCATCACAGCATTCTTGCCGAAGGCATCAACATCTCTGCTCTGGAAGCGGTCGTGTTCCTGCGCTCTATGGACGTTGTGGGCATCGGGCAGACCGTTGGGCGTACTCTGCGCCTTCACCCTGCTGACGCTGCTGGAATCCGCTCTGGGGCGCTTCAGGCGGGCGCTCTGGAGTCCTACACCAAGTCCTATGGTCTGGTGGTCTGCCCCGTGTTTGACCGTGCTTCTGCGGGCACCGCGAAGGCAGTCCAGAACGTCGTGGATATCATCTTCCAGCAGGGCGACGTTGCCGTCAGTGTTGTTAGGAGGTAAGATGACTGAAGAATTAAAAATCTATGCTGAACCAATTACGTCTTTGTATTATGTAAAATCTAAAATTCCAAATAAAATATTGAATCTAATAAACGAGGACATTGATTATCTTCTAAACAATAAAGATGAGTTTAAAAAATGGAATCAATATTTGGCTGGAAATATTTCTGAAGAATATAAATTTTCTGGGAAAAGTTATGAATTATTAGAAGAATTTGTTTTAAAAATCGCTGAAAATTATTTTTATGTTATTGAGGATGAAAAATTAAACCCATATAAAAAATATGATCATTTTGATACATTTTTTAACAAAGAAAGGACATATATTCTTGAAAGTTTGTGGGTAAATTTTCAGAAAAAATATGAATTCAATCCCATTCACTCCCATAGCGGAGATTATTCTTTTGTGATTTGGGTTCGAATACCTTATGATCTTCAAAATGAATTGAATCAGGATAATTGTAAGAATTCAAATCAAGCATTCAATTCTTTGTTTTCCTTCTCCTTCACTTCTGCATCTGGAGATATTCAGTCTTTGACATTAGAAATAGATAAAACCTGGGAAGGTGTTATAGTAATGTTTCCATCTTGGCTTATGCACACAGTATATCCTTTTTATACTTCAGATGACTATAGAGTCTCTATTGCGGGAAATATATACCTAAGAGAAGAAATGTAACAAATGAAAAAAACATATGATGATCAATCAAAAATCTCAATTTTTCCAATATCATTTTTCCAGACAAAAGTGGAAAATAATGATGAGATTAAAAAAGATTTGGTTTCTAAAATTCTTAAAGATTCCGAAGACCTTCAAATCCCAGAAGGGTGGTTTACTCATAAACTAAAAACTTCTTTTTCTGGAGAAAAACCAGGGAAAGAAGTTTTCTTTGGGGAAGATAATACATATCAATCAATTTTAGAACAGAAATACGCAAGATGTTTTGATAGGTTTTTTGATTATAATTATCAGATTATGATTGATGAAATATGGTATAATTGTTATGCAAAAGATGAATATCAAGAGGAACACGATCACTTGGGGGGACCATTTAATAATGTACAGTTTTCCTGCATTCACTTTTTATCCTTTGACAAAACTTCTCATAATCCTCCAGTGTTTTCGGATCCATTGGAACAGGTAAGGAATCTTTCTTTGGAAATGGAAAGAAATATGTATGATTCTAAATATTCACCACAAATTGAAGAAGGTGATTTTATTATGTTTCCCTCATATCTTCGTCATTCTGTTTTACCAAAAAATTATAATAGGAAGTATCCAAGAATTACAATAGCTATGAATATAAAAGTTTTACAGTATGGAGAGCAAGGACAAAATGACTATTAATGTTTATGATGAATTTTTTTCTGAGGAAGATCACCAGTTTATATTCAACTATTGTGAAAATGCCTCATATTTCTATGGAGAAAAGGATAAGGAATATGATGGCCCATACTATGAAAATTATGAAAAAGATCTTGCGAAATATTGTACTGGATTAGTTCATGAAGTTTATTTTTATAGGGATGAACTAAATGAACTTCCTTCATATGAAGAAGTGTATTTGCCTGGTGGTGGATGTAATAAATTCATAAATCAAAGAAAATTCTTTGATTTATTTACTTTGGCGATAGAAAATAGATTTCCAATCTATAAACAAAAAGATGTCACTCGTGTGTACATTAATTGTTTTGCCCCCTTAGAGAACCCATATTTTCATACTGATGGTGATATAGGTACAACATTTTTATATTATCCAAACAAAAGATGGGAATTGGATGAGGGGGGAGAAACTCAATTTTTTATTGATAATAGCATTTATGGAGTACCACCTATTCCAAACCGCCTAATTTATTTTGACGCTAATTTACTTCATAGGGCAACTTCTTTTCGTAGCTCTCATAGATTTTCAATTGCCGTCAAGTATCAAATGCATGAAAGTCCCAATTGGAAAGATTGACCAAGACACTTTTTAAACTGGCACATAGGAGATTTACAGAACCCAAATATTTTACTATAATACTAAGGTAATCCACAGAAATCCATGAAGTACAACGTCATCTTCGTCGCTGGTAATCATCGTCTGACTGAAGAAGTTTATGCTAACAATCCTCGTGAGGCACAGGATGTCGTCAAGGCACGAAATCCTAATGCTCGTATCGTGAATGTGACTGCTGGCAACAGTCGGTAAGAGATTTTCAAATGCGTTGTAAAGTTCAACTCTATGTTGCGGGTAAAGTCTTTGACGAAATCGTTGAAGCAAAAGATTATCAGGACGCAAAACAAACTGCTCTTGCCCGCAATCCAACAGCAAAAGTAATTAGTGTAACTGCAATTTTCGGATGAATATTCAAAACGAAAGTCTCTTGAATCCTAAACCAGGAGACCCAAACGGTTATGTGACCAAAGATTTAAAGTGGGCAGCAGTTCCTTGGGGAACTCAGTTTATCGTGATTTGTAATGGGCAGCAGGTTCATACTGCTAAGACACTCACACTTGCTAAAGAGTACATTAAAAAGAAGGTTCAACAAACTCCAAGAAAAAGAAAGACCACTTCAAGTCTTGAGTCATATTTAACGGATTCTAAACCTGATTAAATACTAATAGCATAAAAAAAATATGACAGAAGAAACTCAAATTGATAAGTGGAATCGCGGTCTTACACTCTTTGAAGAAAGTGTATTGAAACCAGATCACGAACTTCGTAATTGCGCTCATAATCAAAAGTGCTATCACGAACTGATGTATATTCGTGAGAATGTGCTTCAATACCTTAAAACACTGAGAAAATGACTTCCACTTATGTTTATCTGCTAATCTTTGTTTGTATAACGTACTTGATTGCAACGGACGAAAGTATTGCAAAGGCAGTTTATTTGAGTTCTCAACTTGCAAAATTTCAGTTTGAGAAGTTTAAGTGGTGGATTCGCTACTCTCCAGATAATCCTATTGTTCGTTATTTAATGTGGAGACGAGCATATAAACTTGCAAAAGAATTGAGAGACGAGTTAGAATCAAATGCTAAATAACCCAATATGGAGACTACATATGCTCTCTACTCAATACCGATTAAGACTTGAAGAAATCTGTAGTCGTATTGCCAAGCACGAAGCAGTCGGTCTGGAAGATATGATCTGGGCGGAAAAACTTGCAAAAGCAAATCAAACTGCAGCAAAGTTTCTTCGTCAGGCAAGAAGAAAAGCAGAAAATCCTGATATGCAAGAAGGAGATTTAGATGATTTCCTAAACCAACTTGATATTGGTGGATTGGGGCACGAAAGATTTGGTAAAACTGGATTTGATAGTGTTGATGAGATTGTAGATTGGTTCAGCAGAGATGATGAGGATGGAGACTGGAGGAGAAGAGACTGATGCAAGCAGTATTGTATTCTAAAGAAAAATGTCTGGAATGTGATAGAGCAAGATCACTTCTGGAAAGTTTAAATATTTCTCATTTAGAGTATAAACTTGGAAGAGATTATAATGAGAAACAATTCTATGCTGAGTTTGGAGACCACGCAGAGTTTCCTCAGGTAGCGATTGACTATAAGCATATTGGAAGTCTTAAGGAGACGCTTCAGTATCTTAAAGAAAAGCAACTTATATGACTTGACGAATAGCAAAAAGCACTCTATAATATCCGCATATACATTTTGATTATGGAATACAAACCCTATAGTGTGGAATGGAATCGGCGGAGGTATCTTGCCGAAGCAATTCAACAATACTTTGATACTGATGCTTCTGTAGATATTGTCCTAGACGATATTGTGAGTGTTCTTGAAGAGAATGTAGAATATCATAAGAGTCGTGCAGAAAGATTTCAAGAAGTATTGGATGGTTTGAAATCTCTTCCATACTAATAAGATGTGTTAAGAATTCCACACAGAACTCCTACATAATGCTAGAATAATGAGGTCATAAAAATGAGCGAAAATTCTTTGTTATGATATTCTTTGTGCGTGGAGGTATTATGCACAATTTAATTTCTTACAATCAACTTGCTTCTTGGAACCACTTAGATCAAACAATAGATAAATTCATTGAGGAAACTGAAATTATTAACGATTACTATCAGTGTTTAATTGAGTGTAGTGATAATCAAGCAGAGTGTAAACGAATTTGTAAAGCAATATTGTCCTCCTAGACCAGTTTAGAAACCGTCCATCGACCCTTGACTTTCCCAGTCAGGGGTCTTATAGTATGTTCATTGATCCCGCAAAACCTGCATTATGTATTCCGCAAAAGTTACATTGAAGTATGATTCCGTTTGGGAACATAAAGGTGGCATCTACGATGATGAGATTCTTCCAGAGGAACACTATACTTTTCAGGTTCCTGCCGAAGACCTCAATGCCATTCAACTCTTTCAACTCTTTGAGAAGTTCTGTTATGCTATGGGACATAATGCTGATGGTATTGCCAAGGGTGCCGCATATGTCGCATTCAACGAAATGCGTACTGTAGAAGCGATGCGTAAGACTGCCGAAGAGTATGACCTGATTCTGGCAGAGGATTATCACAAAAAACTTGTAGAGTATGATGCTCAACAGGATAAAGATATTAAAGAACTGGAAGCAGAAGTTCGTGACCTTAAGGCAAAACTCTCCCGTCTTGAGAATCTTGATAATCCTCAATATACTGATGAGGAAATGGATGCGATGAGTGCTGAATATATTGCCTGGAATAGTCTTATTCCTGGTAGTTATGCTGCTGTTGAAAATGGATGTAAGTGTCCTGTGATGGATAATGAAGAAATGCCAGACGATAAAAAATGGGTAAATGGTGATTGTCCTCTTCACGGTAAAGTAAAATGAAACCAAACACATATGTAATTCTTGAGCGAGCAGTAGAAGAAGGAGCACTTCTCGGATATCGCCGTGCTTTCAAACACGTTGAAAATCCATCCGAGGGTGCTATAGTAGATGCGATCACAGAGGCAGTAATGCTCTCAGTGAGTGAAGTGTTTATGTTCTCTGATGTTTCTACTGGAGATAGTTATCAATGAATGATATACATTATGGTTGGGTTGTGAATACTCATTATGACTGGATGAATATGCTCGTCAAAATGAAAGAAAAGAAACCACATCGTTTTGAGGAGTTTCAGTATTCCAACGGCACTATTTACCACTACATAGATAGAATTCAACAAGAACAGAACTTATATGACTGAGAGAGCATCGGAATTTATGAAATGTATCTGGGATGCCCGACAGATGGGAGCAGATACTGAAGAGAAACTTGTTGCATTTATTCTACGTTTAGCATCAGGACAAATCAAAAATTATACAGCACAAAATGATTTGATTGTGTTGGACCAAAAAGATATGATTGAACTTGCAAACGAAATTGAGAGCCTAAAATGAAACTCATTACATTCAAACATCGTGAAGATTTTGGGAACGAATACTATGTTCAGATTCTTCACAATAAACGCTGGGCACTTCTTCAAGCATCTGTAAGTTGGAATGATTATCCATCTTGGCCTTATATTCAAATCAAATCAGGAACTGGTAGTACCTTGAGTATTCTGTTCTGGGCATATAAGTTTGGATTTGATATTGGAGTGATTGAACGCACTTGGAATTGGAACCGTGATGAAGAAGATGAAACCACTACCTGATAAACTACAACTTGATATTATGTGGGCAGTCGCCACAAGTACCAGTATTGAAACTGGCATAAGACCCCACTACGGGTTCGCAAAGATGCTGTATGATGAACTCAACGACATTCAACCACCAGTAGGACTTGGAAATGAGAAAGGTCACAGTCAAACCTAAAAGCAGCAAGGCAAAGAACCGCCTTTTCAACATTATGGAAAACAATCCTGTCTGTACTGTGGAACAGGAATGTGATGGTGATTTGTTCCTTGTTTCTGAAAATCGTAAGTACAGTTTCTGGGTCAGTATTCGTACTGGAAGTAATCGTTTCGGTGACAAAACCTGTAAAGATTGGGAGATTATTGAGGAGGCAAACTAATGAGATTTCGTAACATAGAGTTCCGTTGGAGCACCTGTAACAAAAAGTATGAACTTATCCGTTGGTATAAGGCAGAAGTAGATGGTTGTGAGGAGAGAGAGTATTGTTATGTCGTTGCTTTCTTTGATAAAGAAAAAGAATATTACTCTATGAGAACCATAAGTGATAGATTCTTTGAGGATAAAGATGCCTTTGTAGTAGGTAAGTATGGTCTGGAGTTTCTAAATGCAATCTTTGAGATTGAAAGAATTGAAGAGGAACTGAAATAGGACACTTGAGAAACCGTCACAAGGGCACTTGAAAACAGTTGCTTTTTCTGTTATGATACTTTTATAGATAAAAAACAAATGACGATTTTTAGATACAAAAAAGACCAAAACCTTTATCTTCTTTACGAACAGATGAGACCCTGTTATAATCTTGTAGCAGTTCCTTATTTTCCAAATCAAGGAGTTCTTGCTAAAAGTAAGAGGAATATTTCTATGGAAGATTTTATTGTGGTTGCTGAACGATGACTGACGAAGAATGGGAAACCGCACTCAAAAGTATGAATGAGGGTGTGAAAAAGTGGGTGGATGAAGAAATTGATAAAATCAAGTATAATATCATCAAAGACATTATTAATGAGGAAGTGAAATGACCTATAAGTGCCCAAGATGTATTGAAAGAGGACAAACTTGGAGTGGTGATGCTCCCAAGTGTGGTTTTGACGAGGACGGAAACTTCCTTGAAAACAACTGGAACTGTGCTACACTAAATGCTCTTCGTGAGATGGGAGAGGAAGGTAGAGTGTGGTGTGACGAACAGAATGTGACGATTATAAAAAGAGATGATGTTGGGCACGGTATTCTGTCTTGGTATAAAAGTCGTGGAGCAACTGATGACTTTCGTAATGGATGGTTTGAGAAAGGAACACTTAAGTATGCCCAAGAACTTCTTGGTGATATTGAACCTGATTTAGGAGATTGGTGATGACTAAAGAAATTGAACTGCTAAAACAAGAAATCAAAATGCTTCAAAGTAAGTTGGAGTTTTTGGAAGAGATTGAAACACATAAATCTCAACCAAGAATGACCCTTGAAAATACTGTTGAGGGTGAGATTGTCTCTTATAATGATGAGATTTATTATCGTCTGGAATATCCAACTGCTGTTATTTGGTATAAGAGAAAAGGAAATATTGCTGTTAATGCTAGTGGTGTGAAGTTGGTATGTGTTACTGACTTGGAAACTCATCGTCTTCTTGAAGGACTTTGGTTTAATGAGGTAAAACACGGAAAGTATCCTGATGAAGTAGAATGTCCTGATGAACCAGAGTATTATGATGAAGTAGAATGGGATGAGAAAGATAATCCAAAACCTATGGATGATGTTGTGAATAGATTGGTGAAAAAATACCAAGCACAAAAACTCTGGAATAGGGTAAGAGATGAACTTGGATATTCTATTGATTTGTGTGATGAGATTGTGGATTTGGTGGAGGACTGGTTGCCGAAAGAACAATCTGCTGCTGGGTCACAAAATGTAGATACTGAATTACTTGTAGATGGTTTCAATCACGCAATACAAAAAATGAAGGAGATGCTACGATGACTAAACAATATCCAATACAAGACTGGGAGTTTGTTGAAGACATAGAAAATGCCTTCAATGAATGGTTTTATGGAAATCATACTGAATGGACTTGGACTGTTGAATGGTTTGCGGGAGACTGTTCTATTGAAGACCCAAAGACCCGTGAAGACCTGATGAGAAAATGGGTGTATGCTGCGTTTTATGAGGGTTTTATGCGAGGAAAGTATGCTAAAATAGAAGACCAAGTAGGATTGACGAACAATGACTGAGAGAACCGACGACTGGCGCACAATCTTTGGAGACCTCACAGATGCTGGAGTTTATGAGATGTGTGAAATCAACGCATATAAATTAGCATCACACCTTGAGGAACTCTACCTGAAAATTGCCGAACTGGAGGCAAAGGTAAATGAGAATTGAAATTACTTATACACCACATCCAACAAAAGGATACACGGCAACAATCTGGGATGGTCCTGATGGAATTGATGAAGACAGTTTCGTTTGTCGTAGTCTTGGAGAATGTTTTGAGCAGATTGTAATGTGGAGAACACTTAACGCACAACAATACAAAGATGACTGAAGAATACGGGCACATTCCAGATGGGTTTATACTCAATCCAGAAGAAATCCAAGAACTCCGCAAACAAAAACACGAACTGACTGAATACGGCAAAGAGAAACTGAGGAAACTTATGAACCACGAAGAAATGCTTGAAGAGGCAGCACGAAGAGAGAGAAGTAATCGTGTGCTTCAACGATATAATGACTTCTACAATCTGGAATGTGCTGGACTACCTCACGGAACACCAATCACCCCAGAACAACAACAAGCAATCACATTAGATTGTATGATTGCTGCTCTGCGGTGTGAGAACCTCAACCGTGAATATAATGAGATTGCGATTGCTGATATTGAGGACTTGATTGAAGGACTTTATCAACAAGGTAAAGATTATCTCCAAAGAGTAAAAGAATTCAAAGATAGTGCGGAGGGTGTAGCATAATGTTATCACCCGCAGATAGAATTGTAGAAGCAACTTTAGCATATACTCTCCGTCCAAAAGGAAATGATAGGGAGAAAGTAATTGCTGCTGCTCTGGAGTTTGTAATTCACGAGTACCAAGATTATCGTGAGTTTGGATGTGGTGAGAGGGTTATTTCCTGTGCTGATTTATGGGAACTAATTGATGAACTGAGGGACACGGAGACACTTGAAGAACTGGCACAAGACCCCTCCACAGGGGCACCAGATGCCTTATAATACATAAGAACACACAGAACTCCAATGACTTTTCAACCTTACAATGTAGTTCCTGGAACTCAAATTGTTCATAGTACCACTGATGTTTATGAACTCACCGATGAGGCAGAAGGAATGATTTATCGGGTAGAACTCCAAGCAGATAATGTAGGAGTTTATATCAAATCTGGGGAGCGAGGAATTGAAGAAGGTTCTAAAAACATCAGCGAAGATATGTCTATCGCAAACAAAGAACTTGCGATTGTTGTTGCTCGTCGTATTCTTGAACTTTATCAGGCAAACTGAAATGAACCTCACAACCCGACAACTGAATATTCTTTCCATTTCTCTTACTATGTTTTATGATGAGGTTGCGAAAGACGGAAGTAGTGCTAAAATGAAACAGGACATTAAGGAACTTCACAAACTGGTGAATGATGAGTTTGCTAAATCTTTTGCTAATTCACAATGAACGAACTACAAAATGTTGATGAACTCTTCTTGGATAATGTGAGCGTTCATTATGAAGTAATGGGAGATGATGCCGTTTGGTTCTCATTTACACATCCAAACGGTCAAATAGATCATTTCAACATCGTTCGCAAAGGTAAGAAACTTTCAACACTTTATAGTTGTAATACTGGAAATGTGAATGGTATGAATGTAGAAGAACCTACGATTGTTCCAGAGCATCGTTATTGAGGACACCTGATGACCTACGACCAACTCTATGATTATGTGGTGAAGTATGTTGCTTCTCCTCATACTACCATCACAGAACACGACCATCGCCGCACTTGTCTAATTCTTAGTGCATTTATGGAGTTTATCCTTGACTGTCAAGAGGAAGGTGTGGATGCGAATACTATTGACATCACTGACTTTATACACAAAAAACTTGATGTGATTGAAGGAAAATGAGATTACCAAAATGGGTTATATCAATTCTGAATGGATTTGATAGCATCTATATTGCCATTATGTTCCGTTTGGATTATAATGACAACATAGACCGTTGTGCCTTCTTTGAGGAACTCAATTATGGTTGGTGTCAGATGCAAGATGAATACTCAATGTCTCAACCAAACTTTGACCCATATAATCTGTCGGGTAGAGACCCTTATTATTCTTATGTGATGAGTAAGAAATGAACCTACCAACATTCATAAACAAGTGGATAATCGGATTTAAACCGATTAAGTACTCAAGTTTCTGGTGGTGGTATCGTTTGATGTCTCACGAAGGATTTCGGTTTGATGATTATCATATCTGGGGAGAGTTTTGGCACTCTCTGAATGGTGGATGGTTGGATATGAACTATCAATGGGAGTTTGAAAAGTTCTGGGGTAAAGGTGCCAAACCTGAAAGAATTGTATTACCTGCAAAGGACTTTGATGCACTTGTAGAACGCTT